TCCGGCTTTTCATGCCGCGCATGTGCCGCGGCGGCGCGCCGCGCCTGGCGGTTCATCGCGACCCCTTCTGACGCTCTGCGTCCAACTCCGCCTTCGCTTCCCGCAGAAGCGGCTCAAGCGGCGCGAGCACCGGCGCGAGCATGTCGGCGATGCGCTTGAGGCTGATCGCGATCGACGCGAGCGCAGCGTCGCGATCGACCGGCGCGATCTTCGGCTCCATGCGCTCGACGGTGCCGAGATAGGCGTCAACGCGGCGCTCTTCCGGGCTTGTGCTGGTCATGGGCTGGGATGTCCCTTCGGGTTGTGGCAGGTCGTGCACAAGCGGAAGTGCGGGTCGTTGTGGCCGGCGCCGTAGCATTCCCAGCCGCCGCCGAAGCACGTCGGGCATTCCGGTTCATCCACCGGGACGTCGCGCAGCGCGCGAACGCGCGCGGCGATGGCGTCGAAGTCGTCGGCGATGCGCGTCATCGCCGGGGGCCTCGCCCGTTCGCGGCGCCGGCGTTCATCGCCGCGACGATCAGGGCGATCGGGGCGACGTAGGCGTGACCGTCGCTCTCCCGCGCGCCGACATAGGTGCCATCGGGCTGCGGCAACATCACCTTCGCGTACGGCAGGTCCATCGCCGACAGGAACCACAGCGTGCCTGCGGGCAGGAACGACAGCGCGGCGTCGATGCTCGTTGTGAAGGCCGGCGGGTCGCGGTGGATCGTCGTACCGTGAAGGCTGTCCAGGATCGGCTCGCCGCTGCTGTGCGTGCCCATGAAGTCCTGGGGCGCGATCCAGCCGCCGTGCTTGCCCGCGGCCTTGAAGCGCGGCTCCACCCGGTGCCAGCCGGCTTCGCGCGCGATCAGGCAATCCAGTTCCCGGCTGCCCGCCTGCGCCCGCTCCAGGCGGGCGATGAGCTCGTCGCGCGCCGGCATCACAGATCCATGCTCGACTGGTCGACGGCCGCCCCGAAGGACTGGGCGCGCAGCGGCGACAGCCGCGCCATGTAGGCGTCCATCAGCTCGTCGTACCAGGCCTCGCGGACGTGCTTGAGGCCCGTCACCGCGCCGGACGTCGTCCACGCGGTCATCGTGCGCTCCAGCTCGGTGACCGATTGCGCCGCCTCGACGTCCAGCTTGGCGGCGGCCAGCCAGGCGCCCCATTCAGACTCCGTCGTCGGCATCTGGCCGGGGGCGCCCGCGTGGCCTGTCGCAGGGTCGCCGCTGACGGCGTCAGGCAGGTCGGGCTCCGCCTCGCCCCCGATATCGCCGTGCCGTTCGGCCTCGCCGGACCCGGCTTCGGCCGCGCCCGCGAACGGGTCTTCGTCGTCCGCCTGACCGGCCGCGGCGGCGTCGGCCGCCTGGGCACGCTTCTGCAGGTCCGGCAGGTGCGACCGCAACGCGTCGCGGTGCGCCCTGCCGTCGCCGGCCCACCATGCGCGGAAGTGCTCCACCCCGTGGTCCGCCGCGGCCTTCGCCAGGGCAACGGGATCGGGGTCAGACGAGGAAGCCGTGCCTGCCGAACGCACCGCCCACGCGGCCAGATCCCGCCCGGTCTGGACGCTGATCGGCCGGTTGCCGCCGAAGACAGGTTCCAGTGCCTTGGCGGTGCACCGCGTGAGGTGGAAGACGTGATCGCCGTGGCTGATCCAGCCGTGGATGAACATCTCGAACAGGATGTCGTCGGCCTGCTTTGGCTCCAGAACCTCCGATCGCACCCATTCCTTGCCGCCGCCGGACTTCGGTTGCTCGCGCATTGGGTATTTGGCGCGCATGCAAACGATCACGAGCGGGATCGGTGTCTGCATGAACTTCAGCATGAACAGCTGCTGGTGCAGCATCTTCGGCTTTTGCCAAGCCAGGATCGCCTTGTCGCCCCTCTCCTGGTTTGCCGCGGCCATCGACAGCACGCCGCCGGCGCCCTCCCATTCGTGGGATGCCGAATCGATGATCAGAGCGTCCAGCTTGGCCTTTTCGGCAGCGGCGATGGCCTCGCCGTAGACCTTGGGGCTGAAGTTGTCCCGCAGCGGCAGGACCTCGTAGCCGCCGATCTCCGGGTACTCGGCAGGATCGGCGTAGGCTTCGCCTCGGCCGCTCTCGGTTTCGATCATCCCGATCCGCCCTTCGGGTCCGACGAAGCCGCGCGCGAGGACGAGGGCGGAATAGGTCTTGCCGCAGCCCGACTCGGAATAGATCCCGATCAGCGGCTTGGCCTGGGAGCGCGTCGCCGGGCGGAACTGGTACTGCATCGCGCTACTCCGTCGCCGCTCTAGCGAATCGCGGTTTGGTCGAACGGCGGTTGGTCGCCTGTTCACTGGCCGTTGCCCATCGGCAGTTGTCGGGCTCGTAGTGGCCATTGTTGTCGACGCGATCGATCGAATAGGCACGGCCGGGCTTTGGTCCCATGTCCGCGAGGAAGTTCTCGAAGCTATCCAGCCAACGAGCACAGACGGCGATGCCGCGCCCTCCATATGAGGCATAGGACTTGTGCAGAGGGTCCAGACAACGCTGGCGCATAGACCGCCAAGTAATCCATTCGGGCGAAGGCGTCCCGAGGCACGCGCCGTGTCGCAAGTTCGACGCGGCAATTCGCTCCGACGCGAGGCAACCACACGAACGTGTTTCGCCCACCCTGATCGAGGTCCAGCGGATCGTCTTCTGATTGCCGCAATCGCACTTACACAGGCAGCCCGGCTGCTTCCCCATGCGCATCATCGCGATCACGGTGAGCCGACCAAATCGTTGGCCGGTCACATCAATTGGCCGCATGTGCTACCTCTCCAGGGCGGCGCATGACCATCCCGTCGTCGATTACGAAGCCGACCTTGCCGTCGCTCGACACTTTTTCCAGCCACACCTGGTAGTCGTTGCCGCCGGCCATCTCGGCGACAAGCTTGAGCGCGTCCTCGTCGAGCAGGCTGCCGTCGCGCACGCGGATGACCCGGAGCTTCGGGTTCAACGCCATCGCGATGGCGATGGAGACGCGGAGCTGTTCGGCGTCGCTCGCCTGGTCGAAGGGTAGGTCGTTGAGCGTGATATGGTCGTCGCCGAGGCTCAGTCCTTCGACGGGCAGCTTCGCGGCGGCAATGGCGGCGTGCATCGCCGCCCGCCGCTTCTCGATGGCGGCGGTCAGCGAGGCGGCCTCGGCTTCCAGCGCGGCCGCGGACTTGATCGCCGCGTCACGCTCCTCCCGCCGCGTCACGGCGGCGTTGGCTTCCCGAGCCGCCGCGATCCGCGTGCGCACGGCTGCCGTGTCGATCGGTTCCGGCAGCGGGCCGGCGGCATCGAGGCGGGCCTGCGAGTCGGCCGCGTCCCGATCGAAGCCGGCCGCCTGGTCGTCCAGCCGGCCGGCCTCCGCGCGCAGCTCGGCTGCCCGTGCGCGGGCGCGCGACGCGGCGGCGGCGGCGGTCTCGATCTGCTGGGCGACCGTCTGGCGGTTGGCCTTGCGCGTCTCGATCGCGGCGTTGTGCTGGCCGGCGGCTTCGAGCTCGGCAACCAGCGCCGCCTCGTCGATGCGCTCGGCCGGCGCACCTTCCGGCACCACGATCACGGCCGCGGCTGACCGCGCCTCCTTGACCTTGCGGTTGACGATGGTCCGCTCGTCGAAGTCTTCCTTGATCGCCTTGTCGTTGTCGGCGAAGTTGAAATCGGGCACGAACCGCTTGAGCGTCTCGGCCTGGGCCTTCGGGTCGGCGCGGGTGAACTCCAGCGGGTCGAACGTCAGGGTGCCGATCAGGCTGTCGAGCAGTTTCTGCGGCGACGGGTAGCGCGCCCCGTCGGCGTTTTCGACGGTGATGCTGGTGGTGACCTCGGTCTCGGCCTTCGCATCCGGATCGTCCTTCTTGCGCTCGCGCTTCTTGAAGGTGCGGGTGACGACGATCTCGCCCAGGTCGAGCCGGATGCGCGCCTCGGTCTGGCCCTTGCGGATCGGCTGCGACTGCACATTGGCCGCGCCGGCAAGGCACCACCAGATGCTGTCGAGGACGCTGGTCTTGCCCTGGCCGTTCTTGCCCGTGATCTCGACCAGGTTGCCGTCCGGCCTGATCTCGATCGCGACGAGCCGCTTCACGTTCTCGGCGATCAGGGAAACGATCTTCATACGACTTCCTCCTTCGCCGTGGGCCTCTGCCACTCGATCATCATCTTCTTGAGGTCGTCGCCGGCCTCCGCCGCGATGCGCGCGTGCTCTTCCCGGCCCAGCCACTGGGACTCGTGCCACGGCGGCACGTCGATGTAGCAGGTGCGGTTCGGGTAGCCGGGCCAGCGGTCGTTGGTCAGGCACCATCGCCAGAGCTCGATGGCGTATTCGACCTTGCGTTCCGCCAGGGCCAAGGTCGCGGGTGTCAGCGCAATGACGGAGAGCGCGTAGGGCGCCTCAGTCTCCTGCACCACGAACCGGAAGCCGACGTTCTGCAGCCCCGTGAGGGCGCGGACGCCGCGAATGTAGAACGCGGCCTGGATGTCGTAGCCGAGGTCGAACAGGCTGCGGCGGCCCCATTCGTTCGGGTGCGCCGATGCGCCGGTGGACTTGTAGTCGTCGATCACCAGCGGCTCGATCAGCATGTGGGGCAACCAGTCGAGCCGGGAGCGGCACCACATGTCGCCCTCGCGCCAGACGATCACCTGCTCGGGCTTGCCGACCGTGAAGGCGTCGCGCGCCTCCTGATGCGCGTGTAGCTGCTGGCGCCCGGCGGCGACCATCGCCCGCGTCTCGGCCCACCTGCCGACCAGGATCGGCGTCTTGCCGGCGGCGTAGGCATCGTCGCGCGCCGCCTGCGCCGCCTTTGTCTTGTAGTCGGAGGCGTCGATGATCTCGAACTGGTCGTCGCTGCCGAGCATCAGGGCGTGCGCGGCCTTGCCGAGGTCGAAGATCTTCCGCTGCTCCGGCTCGAACAGCGGGTTGAGCCTGGGATGAGCGGTCCAGGCGTGGCGCGGGGAGTCCTGCAGCAGCCGCTTGGCGATGGACGCGGAGAGGGACGGCGCCGGACACGGGTCGGCGTGATACGTCTCTTCGGGCATGGCGTAGATGCCGGGCTCGGTGACGTTCATGCGGTGGCCCTTTGCTCGAATGCCGCGTCCACTTCCTCGCAGGTCCAGCCCTCGAAGAAGATCGCCGGGCCGGCGATCCATGGGTCGTCGTGGTAGCCCGCTGCCGCCACGTCCGGCGGCGTCGCGTCAATGAATGTCGCCCCCATCGTCGCGTAGCGCGCCAGCATCTCCTCGCGGGCCGCGCGGAACGGCTGGGCATGGTCCGCAAATTGCGCGCGGATGTTCCGCTGGTAGATCTCGGTCGCCTTCGCGTTGCGCGGCAGGCCGTCCGACAGCCCGGTGTCGTTCACGAACATCGACGTGTAGACGCCGGCAAGACCTGCCGGTCCGGGCTCCAATCGATCGAGCACGCGGACATGATCGACGGTACCGCCGACGATCGCCCGCATCTCCCTCAGGGTCGGCGCAGCGGACAGTTCGCGCTCGGTGCCGTCGGGCTGGAGAACGAGGATGCGCTTCATTCGCTGGCGCTCCCGTCGGCGTCGCCATGCCGCGGCACGAGCCGCTCGCCCTCGGCGGCACCGCGCTGCTGGGCGGTCGCCTCGTGCGCGGGATTGCCGATGACGGTGGTTGTGACCACCTCCATGTCCGACTTCGGCTCCGGTCCCTTGGTCGTCCAGGTGTCTTCCAGGCCGACGAAGTGGTAGCCGTTGCCCTCCCCCGCGACGATCGCGTCGCGCAGATCCTCGATCGCCCGGGTCGCCTTAACGACGGTCACCCGATCCTTGCGATCGGCCGGCACGAACACGCGAACGTCGACGAAATACCCTGTAGCCATGCTGTTTCCCTTCATCCGATCGATTCGAAGATTGCTAGAAGTCCGAACCACCCGCCGATGCCGGCGACGATGGCGGCGACCCAGAGCGCACCCACGATCACGGGCACCAGCCACCATCCGCGCGCCTTCACGTCGCCCTCGCCATGGCGTCCATGACGAGCCAGACGAACGCGACGACACCCGCGACAAGGAACGCGGCGCCGAGGGTGCGGCGCGCCACGGCGGCGGGGTCGCGGTGCAGCGCGCGCGCCATCACAGCTTCTCCGCCGCCTCGACCGTCAGCCCCGGCACCGCCGGCGGCTGGGCGCGGACAATGACGATCTGGTCGATCGTGTCCCAATGCGGACCAAGCTCGACCCGGTCGTGCAGGTCGGCGATCTCCGCGAGCTCGTATTCGACCGGCACGAGGCCGGCCTCGCTGCGATACGTGACGGTGGCGCGCCAGCGCGTCATAGCCATGGGCCGATCGCCGCGGCGAGCCAGCGGCCCAGGGTGACGACGCCGAGGCTCATGCACAGCCCGGCCAGGAACACGCCCAGCGTGGCCGCTGCGAACCAGGCGCCGCCGATCAGCGTGCCGTTGCGGTGCTTCCGCGTCCCGCCGGTGCGCAGGTGCAGCATGGTCAGCCCCCGTTGACCAGGAAGCCGGCGATGGTGCCGACGCTGACTGCGGCGACCACGAGGCCGATCGCAGCCGCGGCGGTGCCGACGAAGTTCCAGAGGGAGCCGGTGTAGCGGATCGGCGGCGCTGCCTTTCTGCCCCGTGGGACGGACCGGAATCCGGAGCTATTCTCGCGCGCGACCTCTTCGGCGGTCTTCATCGTAGGAAGCTCCACAGCGTCAACACCACGGACGACATCGCGAACGCCACCATGACGGCGATCGCGATTGCGGCGCCGCGCGGCATCGGATCGCAAACGGTGCGAACGTCGCGGTCGGCGGTCATGAGGCGAACCGGGTGACGATCGGGCGGGACCGCACCTGCTGCACTCGCGCGGCCTGTGAGACCACCGGCGGCAGCTCGATCAGCAGCGCCGGGCCCTCGGCCGACCAGCGGCAGGCGGCGGCAGATAGCGGCAGACGCGCCCAGCCGGGCGGGAACGTGACCGAGCTCAGCCCGGTCGTGTCGGCGGCGCCCATGCGCGACAGCTTCCGGCCGGTCTCTGCAAGCTGCAGCCGCAACCGTCCCAGGTCGGTGCCGTCCCCGGCCTCGACCGAGACGACGTCGCCGCGCCGCCAGCCGAGCGTCGCCATCACGTCGTCGCCCAGCACGATCCGCCATTCGCGCTTCTTGCGGCCGACGACGGCGAACGTGACATCGCCGGTCCGACGGTCGCGGGGCGCGAAATACTGCGGCAGGCTCACGAAGCCCATTCGGCGCTCCCTGCCGCAGACGCGTCTGCAGAGTCGCGCGGTGCGGCGCGGCCCGCCTTGGCATCGGCGTTCGATGCCGCGGCCGACCGCGCGTTGAACCGCTCCCTCAGGTAGGCGATGCGCGCGTCCTGCTCGCGTTGGAGGTCGCGAGGCGTCGTGCGGCGGCCGATGGGGACGGCCTTCATCCCGCGCACTCGCGTTCCGCCAGTATGTCGCCGACCAGCTTGCCGATCGCCTCGCGCTTGATGCAGGCGCGGTCGATCAGGTCGCGTGCCGACCGGGCGGCCTGGTGCTCGTGAAAGTCGCGGCCATCGCGGCGCGCCAGTTCGGCGGCCTGCACGAACGCGGCGGCTTCGTCTACGTTGCGGCGCCAGGCGGCGATCAGCTGCCCGAGCGGCGTGTCGTCGCGGCCGGTGTGCGCCGCTTCGAGCTGCTGGGCGGCGGTCAGATCGAACGGCATGTCACGCCTCCGCTTTGGCGAGCGCAGCGTCGATCAGCCGCGCGTGTTCGCTGTCGTTCCGGTAGTTCTCGCGAAGCGTCTTGAGGGTCGAGACGAGGGTGTCGTGCGCGTTGACGGCGCGGACGATCAGGGCTGCATTCGCCTTGGCGTGATGCTGGCCGTTGGCATCGCGGCACGGCTTGATCCGCGCGACGATGAGGCTTGGCGACGGGCCTATGCCCTTGCTCGGCCTGCCGGGGTTCTTGAACACGCGCCACGGCAACTGGATATGCTGCGGCTCACTCATCGCGCGCCCCGATCTCATCGTCCTCGCGCGCTCCCAGCTCGGCGATGAGCGCGCGGGCGGGCGCCAGTGCCTCGTCGGCGTTGCCGCTGCTTCCGTCGATGCCTTCGACGATGGAAACGAGGCGCCCGAGTTCGGCCCTCAGGCGGTAATGCGCATTGCAAGCGCGAAGGATCAGTTCGACATCCGCCGGCGCGCGACCTCGAGGAACGATGCGCGTGATAATCGTTGCCGGATCGGGCGCCTCGATCTCGTTGTCGCTCAACGGCACCGTCGCGATGTGGCGACCGATGAAGTCGGCCGCTTCGATGAAGACGCAGTCGGCAAGGTTGCGCGCCCGCCAGGGCAAGGGAGAGTGGCCTGTTGCACTCATCGTTCTTCGCGCTCCCTGGGCAGCACCGCGCCGCGCGCGGTCGATGGCCGGCCGACCTGCCCGGTCACGTCCTGCCAGCCGCGGCATTTGAAAAAGGGGTGATGGTTCCGTTCGCTGCACGGGCCGCCGTTCGGCTCAAAGCCGGCGCAGCCGATGCACGCGACCACAACCCGGCCGTCCGCCAGCGCGGCGCGCGCCGCCGCGAATGCATCCTTCTGGGGGCCGTCTAGCGGCATCGCGCCAACCCCCGGACCGCCAGGATGAGCAGCAGCGCGAGGCCGGCCGGGACGATGAGCACGATCCCCACCACGACCACGGCCAGGACAAGCGTGCCAAGCACGAGGCCGGCGGCGACCACGCAGGCGCACAAGAGCGCGATGCTCAAGCCGTCGAGCATGCCGGTCGCGAGGGTGCGCAGGATCGGCATCACGGCCGCCATTCCACGGAAGAGCCGGCCAGCAGGAACAGCGTGCCGGCGATGGCCGCGGCGCCGAGCACGAGGCCGGCGACCACGACAAGGCGGAGGCGGGTGTCCATCCGCATCAGGCACGCTCGCGGTTGTCGTAGAGCGGCACCATGCCGGGCGTCCACTCGCCCGGCGGCCAGACCCGACCGTTGTAGGAGATGCGCGCAAACCGTTCGCCCTGCGCGTCCACGATGAGCGCATCGGGCGTCTGCGAGCCGCCGCGACCCCACGCGTCGCGCGCCCGGCAATACATTGCCGACGCCTCCGCCAGCGATCCGACCTCGTACCGCTTGTGCCCGACCTCTATGAAGAGGGCCGTCGCGGCCCAGCCGTCGCCGACGGCCACGGTGGCGTGCCTGCCGTGCGGGCTGCCGGTCATGCCGCGCTCCGCAGATAGCCGGCATCCGGCGTCACGTGTCCGAGCCTGTGACCGCCGCTTGCGGTGAGCACCTCCAGGCGCATCGTCAGCTTGGGGTCGATGAGCCGCGCGACCCGCTCGTGCCGGCCGCTCCATCCGTTCTCGTCGAACAGCCGGACGGCGATCCGGGCCCAGCGGTCCCTCAGGTAGATGATCCGGGGCCCGATCTCCGCGTGCCAGCCGAAGCGCCGCCACAGCATGTGCAGATCGACGAACACGTTGCCGCCGATCGTCGAAGGAAGGGACGTCCCGCAGGCGAGACAGACGGCATGGTCGATCTCGACCGCGCTGCCGCCGCGCTTCTTGCGCACGATGTGCACCGCCGCCTGCATGACGAACTTCGGATCGTGCGCGCAGCGGCCCGGGAAACAGCCCGACGGGTACGCCGGCGGAAGCAAGTGGATCGTGTATTCGGTCGGGCGGGGCTCCGGTGCCGGCGTTGCCGACGGGGCCCGGTGACCTGCGGCACGGGCGCTGCGCATCTCAGCGGCCACCCGCCAGGGTCCACTTGAATCGGTCGGCGTTGCGTACGATGCCGGTCGCGACCCGCTTCACGTCGGTGCTGCCGAACTGCGCGCCGAACCGCTCCATCGCCTCGCGGCTCCGCTCCGCGACCAGCGCCTTCAGCTCATCGACGGTGATCGGACTGTCGGTGGCGGCCATGCCCGCTCTCCCGAGAGGTGCGCCAGCGGGGCTTCAGGGCACCCGCCAGCGTTTCCCTCGCATGCCCGGCCGTGTCGGCTTGGGCCTCGTCCCGAGACCGTCGGGACCGCGGCTCACCATCGGGTGATGCGAGGAAGATAATAGGAAAAATCCTACGTCGTCAATAGGCGAATTCCTATTCGATCATCCGACGCGATCGACGTAGCGTTTTCCAGGGGGTGGGAAGCGACGGAGAGCGACGATGTTCGCTTGGATTCGCCGTGCTTTCGCCCGCGCGCAGCCGGGCGAAACGACTGCCGTGACCCGCATCGAGCCGCCGCCGCTTATCGGTCCAGGGGTGCCGCCGCCCGCGCCCCGGCCAGCGAAAGACCTCGCCCCCGCGCAATCGGAAATCGCACGTATCGCCAGGAAACGACTGCTGCGCCTTCTGGCCCGCCGCGTGGATCAGCTGGCGGCGGTAACGGCGAAATCAGCTCAAGCGTCGGCGCTGCGGGATCGCTTGGATGTGCAGCGGGAGAAGGGGCGGCAGACCATTTTCCGCCTCGAGGCGCAAGAACGGGAACTCAGAAAGCGCCTGCTTTGGTTACTCGCGGGGCGGCGGGCGCAACTTGCCGCCAGCGGCAGTACTGAGCCGCCGCCTGCGACCGCGATCGCATCGTCGGTGGCGAAGCCGACGTTCATCATCGACGTGGAGACCACCGGCACGGCGGCCTACGATCGCATCATCTCGATGGCGGTGCTGCGCCTGGAAGAGCTGACGATGTGCGACCGGCACGTCTATATGTGCTTCGATCCGCGAAAGAATTGCCATCCCGACGCAGCCCGCGTTAACGGCTGGGACGACTGGACGACGCGATTTCAGGATCTATTCAGCGACCACGCGGCGGCGCTACATGAGCACCTATCGGGCGCGGAGCTGCTGGTCATGCACAATGCCGATTTCGACATGCATTACATAAACAGGGAGTTCCGAAAGTGCGGTCTCCCGCCGATCGAGGTTCCGGTATTCTGCACGATGCAGGAATCGCGCGCCTACTGGCCCGGCCAACGGGCGAGCCTCGACGCCTGCCTGGCGCGGCTCGACATGCAACGCGACAGCTCGGCGCACAATGCCTTCGAGGACGCGTTCCATACGATGAACCTGTACCGGTTCTTTCGCGGCGCCGCTCGGCCATATCGACTTCACCAGGACTGGCCGATGCCTACGAACTTCAAGGCCCCGCCTCCGCGGCCCTCCGGCAACCTGCCACGGAGGACGCCGAAGCGCCGGAAGAAGTAGACCTAGAACTTGCAAGGCGCGGGCCGCCGGTCGTTCTGCGCTAATCCCGGCTGAACCCGGCGATCACGCGATACCGCACCTCGTTATTGTCCGCTCCACGGATCAGCATGCGCACACCGCGAAAGGAAATCTGCGTCGGACCGGGACTATCGAGCGTATAGACCAAATCCTGCTGAAATGCCGGCCGCGCGAGACTGTCCTTGTATTCTCTGTAGGAAATCCGAAGAACGTCACCGCGCTCGACGCCCTGGTACAGAAGCTCGTACTTGAAACCATCTGGATCGACCAGCACTTCGCGGGTCCGATAAGGCACTTGAACGTCGAACATTGCCGACGCAACGGTGCCCACAACGTACAACTGATCGAGCACACCCTTGCCGCTTTCGTCGAACAGGCAGGCCGCACGCGGTGCGTCCAGGACATAGTGAACGACGGGGCCCGGCGTACAGTACGCAGGCTTGCCGCTCACCATGGCCTCGGTGAGAGGCAGGCCGGCGGGGATTCGCACGGTGGCCAGCGCTATTTCTCGTTGGAATGGGGCAGTGGTGACGGCGCTCATCCGGGACAGATAGCGGAACTCCGAAAGCATCGGCTCTCCGACGGTTGCGACCGCGTCCTGGCCAATCGCCACCGACCTTCCCGCCTTCAATTGGCCGGCCGATCCGGGGTGTACCTGTACCGAAGCGCACCCCGGCAGAACAGCGACCACGGCAGCGGCACAGATGGCGCTCGCGACCTTCATAGCCGCTGCACGCGCCCGATCACCCGACCGAAGACGTGAACCTGCTCGGCCGGCAAATCGTAGGCGCTATGGTGCGGGTTGTCGGAAATGAGCCGCACCCGCTCAGTGCCGCGGACCTTTTCGAGGCGCTTGACGTAAAGGCCGCTGCCATCGTGAAGCACGTAGAGGCCGTCCGGTCCAGACGTGCGGCTGGTGTCGACGAAAATCCGGTCTCCAGGGGCTAACGTAGGCGCCATAGAATCCCCTTCCACGGAAATGATGTAGATGGGCTCCGGCCCGGCATGGAATTCGTGTCGAAGGAAAGAAGGCGGCACCATCCACCGTCCTGTCTCTTCCGGCGTATCGACCTGTCCTATATTCCCTGCGCCCGCCCTGGCATCAAGCTCTGGTACAATAATCATTGATTTTCCGCCATTTTGAGAATTGACGTTTCTTTTTGTTGTTTTCATGCCTTGCGGCTTAAACGCGTCTTCTGACTCGCCGAAATATTCAGATAGCTTCAATCGATCAATCTCGGAAAGTGCGCGCGGCGATCCCCGATTAATGTATTGCTGGAGATACGCGTGGTTCCGTCCGAGAACATGCTCCGACAGCCACTGAAGCGAAACGTTCCTGTCGTTTGACAGGTCGATCAGGCGCTGTCTCGGCTCGTCCATTGTCATGAACGCTAGGCTGACGCACGAAATAGGAAATCTCCTACTAGGAACTGTCCGCTTGCAACGTAGGAAAAATCCTATTAGCCTTTTGGGTCATGGGCAGCACCCTCGATGCATTCCTCGCCGACGTGGAAGCGTTCCTCGAACGGCACCGGATGGAGCCCACGCGCTTCGGCGTTGATGCGCTCAAGGATCCCAAGTTCGTCTTCGACCTTAGGGAAGGCCGCGCGCCGCGGCTGCCCACGGTTGATCGCGTCCGAGCATTCATGGACGCCTACAGGCCCGCCGACGCGCCGCACGAGGCCGCCGAGTGACGACGCGGCCCCCGGGCAGGTCAGCGCACCGTCACGACCCAGCGTCCGCCGCGGTCCTCGACGTCGAACACGTATCGGCCGTTGCAGTAGGCTTTGAAGCCGACGCTGAAATTGTGCCGGTACAGCCCGTCCACCGCATCGCAGCGGTAGCCGGCACGTCGCACCGTGTGGGCGACGAACACAACCTCGTCGTCCCCAATCCCAACGCCGAGCTGCGCGCCCGCCGCGACCTCGACCGGCGGCAGGCCAGGCGCGCTGGCGTAGGCCATGCGCGAAGCCCTTGGGGTTGGACTGCTGCCGCCAGGATCGTTGCGCGTATCGCCGACAGGCCCGCCGCGGTTGCCGTAGCCTGCCAAAGCCAGCAGGGCGATCAACGCGGCTGCCGCGCCGCCGCCGATCCCGAGCGCCTTCAAGCAACCGCCCATCGAAATTCCTCAGTCGCAATCCTTCGCCCGTCGCCGCGCAACCAATCGGCGCCGGCCGACTCGTCTTCCAACCGGTCGAGTGTCGTCCGCAACGGACGGCGCGACAAGTCATCGGCCGGGGATCAGGCGGCATGAGACGGTCCCGCCCCCGCCAGCACGGCCCGGCCGAGAAGATCATCGCCCGATTCGGCGGCTTGACCGCAACGGCGCGCGCGCTCGGCCACCGCAATCCGACGACTGTCCAGGGCTGGATCAACCGCGGCTTCGTTCCGGCGCGGCAGCAGCGGCCCGTCCTGGCCGCCGCGCAGGCGCACGGCCTCGACATCACGCCTGCCGACTTCATCGACAACGCGGCGAGAGCCGCAGAGTGAACCTGCCCGTCCGGGCGTTACGCACCCGGCCGGCCGAACGAGCGTCAAGGGCAGAGGGCGAATCCGGGCAAAGACCCCGGCGCCCTCAGAGGGAAAGAAACACGAATGGGGACCGGCGCACCGGGCCAGCGGGATTCTCGTACGTTCGTTCACGCGCCGACCGTAGGGGCGGCGGCGGGCGTTGTCGTCCCGCATTCGGTGGTTAACGAGGAATGGCGCCTCGTTCCCGGCCTCGCGCCGTACGAAGCCAGCTCGCGCGGCCGTATTCGCCGGGCCGGGCGCGTCCTGGCTGGATCATACGACGCCGACGGCTACCGCCGGATCAGCACCTCGATCGGCGGCATCCGCAAGCTCGTGCCGGTGCACACGATGGTCGCGCTGGCCTATCTCGGTCCGCGTCCGACGCCTAAGCACACCGTCGCCCACAACGACGGCACGAAGCTCAACAACGATGAGAGCAATCTGCGTTGGGCGCTGATGCCCGAGCAGTACGAGGACCGCGTGCGGCACGGGACCGATACGGCGTGCGCTCGACACCCGCGCGCCCGACTGACGCAGGCCCAGGTTGACGAGATTCGCCGCCGGTATCGCAAGCGGGCGCCCGGTATCCGTGGCAACGGCCGGCGTCTCGCCGCCGAATTCGGCGTGCCGTCGCAATCGATTTACTCCATCTGCGCCAACAGGGCGTGGGTGCCGCCTGCCGTGCCGCAAACCGATCCTGAGGCGAACGCATGTCGCTGATGGAGGGCAAATCGCTGCTGGCCAAGCCCCGGCGCGGGCGGCGTCCGAACCTGACGGAGACGCAGAAGGCGGAGATCATCCGCCGCTATGACCCGACCCTACGCAACGCCGCGGCGCTGGCGCGCGAAATGGGCGTCGGATACCCGTCGGTACTGTACGCCGTGCGCGCGGCCGGGTCCGCCGAACCCGCGCGTGACGAACCGCGGCGCCGCTTCCGTCTTCGCGCTCCCACGCGCGGCGGCGTCGTGCTCGGCGCCGATCATCCCGCGGTCGCGGAACGCCGCACGCTGTTTCCCGGCCGCGTGGCCGATGCGGGAACCGCGCTCGCCGTCCTGAAATCGGGCGTTCACCAGCGGAAGCTGGGCGACCGGGTGGTCAAGGGGCGCTGGGCGGGAATGCCCATCTACACGTTGACCCTGGAAGAGCGGGCGACGTGTTCGGCGACCTGCTCGCAGTGGCGCAGTTGCTACGGCAACAATATGCCGCATCCGGCGCGGCTGCGGCACGGCGCGGTGCTCGAGGCGCGGCTGCCGGTCGAGCTGGCCGCGCTCCAGGCGCGCCATCCGCAGGGCTTCGTGGTGCGGCTGCACATCCTCGGCGACTTTCCCACGCTCGCCTACGCGCGGCTCTGGGCGGGCTGGCTCGACGCGTACCCCGCGCTCCACGTCTTCGGCTACTCGGCCTGGAAGCTCGACACCCCGATCGGCATCTTCCTGCGCGTGCTGTCGGGCCTGCGCTGGGACCGCTTTGCCGTGCGGTTCTCCGGCGCGCTGGCCGAGCGCGCGGCGATCGTGGTGCGCGATCCTGCCGAGGCCGGCGGGGCGATCGTGTGCCCGGCGCAGACCGACCGGACCGCCTGTTGCGGCACCTGCGGCCTGTGCTGGTCGACCCGGCGAAATATCGCCTTCCTCCAGCACTGAGGCGCCGGGATGTCGCTGGCGAAGGGAGAGGCGCTGACACCGCGGCAAGATGAGCCGGCGACGTCCTCGCGCGGCTGGCCGCAATGGCAGCTCGACCTGGCGCGGCACCTGTGGTGCGTGGAAGGCCTCGGCGCGTCCGAGATTGCGGCGCGGCTGGGCACGCCGCGCCGGACGCGAAACGGCGTGCTCGGCAAGGCCCATCGCAACGGGTGGCAGCAGGGCTCGACCGTTTCGAAGCCGCCGACGACCGAGCCTCCGGCGCCGCCGCTGGCGCCGGCGCCGGTCATGCCCCCGCCGGACACCGGCAAGCCCGCCTTCATGTGTGCCGCCCCGGCGTGCCGCAACACCCGCCAGCCGGCGCGCCCGCTGTGCGCCTCCTGCATCAGCGCAACGCTCGTGCCGAAGGCGCGAAGCGTCAACCGCGGGCCGGCGGCAGCATGATCGGTCCGGGCGTCCACACCGCCATCGTCGTCGGAAGCCCGGGCGCCTATGTCGTCCGGACGGATGCCCGCGGCGCCTGGCAAGTGCTGGGCTGGTTTCCCGAGAGCGCGGCGGCCGATGCGTGGCGCCGGAGCCTGGCCGGCGCGGCCGGTGGCGCGGCGCCGGCCGACGACCCAAATGCGGCGTCGACCGATATCGAGATACTGGCGGGTCCGCCCGTCGCCACGCCGGGGCTAGCACCGGCCGAAGCGGCGCCCCCCGAGCCGGCGGACCGATTCCCGCCCGCACCGGCCGACGCCACGGCGGAAGCGTCGGCTCCCCCGAAGCCGCGACGGCGCAGCGGCCCGCCGCCGGGCACGGTGTCGTCCAAGTTCACCGATCAGCAGATCGAGGTCGTCCGCACCCTGTGGCCTACGCCGGCCAGCGCGGCGGAAATCGCCGCGAAGGCCGGCGTCGAACGGGAACAGGTCTTCACGCTGCGCAAGCGGCTCGGCCTGCCGGCGCGCAAGGCGGGATTCTCGGCCGCGGCAAGGAACGCCGCGCGCGCCGCTGCCGCCGGGCCTGCGCTGTCCGACGAGGTTGCCGACGCGATCCGGACGATGTGGCTGGCGGGCGAGCCGACCGAGGCGATCGGCGACGCCGTCGGCCACAAGGCGGATTGGGTCAAGAAGCGCGCCAAGGATCTCGGCCTGCCGGTGCGCGGGCCCGGCTGGAACAAGCGCGCGCAACGGGCAGCCCGCGAGGCATCGAACGAGCTGACGCCGACGAAGGAGGCGACGCTGCGCCGCCTGTGGGCGGACGACCGGCCGATCGCCGTCATCGCGACCGAGCTGCGCATGAAGCCGGACGTCGTCAGCAGCCACCGCAAGGCGCTGGGTCTCCCCGCGCGCGGGCCCGGCTGGGCGGCGAAGAAGACCGCGCTGCAGGCGCGCACCGCCGCAACCGTGATGCCGGCGAACGCGGACGAGGTCGTCGTCTTCCTCCAGTCGATGGACGTGGTGGTCGTGCGCCACGGCAAGGACCGCTGGCTGCTGAACGGGCGCGACAGCGTCGACCGCAGCGGGCTGGTCGAGCGCGCGAACCGCTGGCGGGAACGCAGGAACCTGCCGGCGTTCCCGGTCCCCGTGCGTGATGCGGGGGCGGCGGACACCGCGGCGAATTGAACAGCCTTCGGCGGGCCGGCGCCCTGCCGCTGCGTAGCGTAGTCGCGCCGACGGAGTGACACACCAACTTGCCGGCCCGGATTAGCGCCCGGGCCGGCACCCTTCAACGGACGAGGAGGCCGACATGGCCGGACGAGTCAAGAACGCCGACCCCGAGCAGACCGCCGCTGGGCAAGCCGCGGAACACAATGCGAAGGATCGCGCGATCATCATCCAGGAATGCGCGCAGTCGATGCGGCGCATCCAGGACGAGCGCGCCACGCTCAACGAAGACGCCGGCGCGATCCGCGAGCGCCTGAAGGATGCCGGCATCGACGCGAAGTCGTTCATGGCCGCGCTCCGCCTATCCGACATGAAGGACGGCGCGGCGCGCGACACATTCCTCGACGGGCTTCGCGAGGCCGCGTCCGCGCTCGGGATCGGCGAGCAGCTCGACTGGGTGCAGGAAGCCGAGAAGCAGCGCGCGGCTTCCGCAAAGCAGAATGGCGGCGGCGACGACACCGATTTGAGGCCCGAGTTCCTGAAGCGCAAGGAGCGCGAGATGGCCGAGGCCGAGGCGGCGGGGACGGCGTGATCGTCCTCAGCCTGGACATCGCGCTTCGCACGGGCTGGTGCGTGGACGGGCCGACGACGTGCCCGCCGCGCGCCGGCGTCTATGCGGTGCCGGGAAGCGCCGACGCGCTCGGCCGCGCGTGCTTCGAGTTCAGCGCCTGGCTGTGCCAGATGATCTCGACCTGGAAACCCGGGATCGTCTCGTTCGAGGCGCCGCTGATGGGCGGTCACGGCGTCGTGATGAACGCGGCGACCGCCCGGCTCCTGATCAGCCTCTGCGGGCACGTCGAATCGTGCTGCCACGGCTACAGCGTCCGCTGCCTGGAAGAGCACGTCCAGACCGTGCGCAAGACATTTCTGTCGCACGGCCGGCCGGACAACCCGAAGAAGGCCGTCCTGGAGCGGTGCAAGCTGCTCGGCTGGGACATCCCGGATCACAACGCAGCCGATGCGACCGCGCTCTGGGTCCACACTAAGTCGTACCTGGACAAGTCGTTCCGGGTCGAAGCGGCGACGCCGATGTTCTCGCGGCCGGGGCAGGGCGCGGCATGATCGACGGGCTGGTCATCGACTCATTCGCAGGCGGCGGCGGCGCGTCGGTCGGCATCGAACGCGCGATCGGGCGGCCGGTCGACGTTGCGCTCAACCACGACGCCGAAGCCTGCGCGATGTACCGCGCTAACCACCCGCACACCAACGTGCTGTGCCAGTCGGTCTACCGCGCCGACCCGCGCGACGTGGTGCGCGAAGCATCGCTGCGCCGCGGGTCGCGCCGGCCATTGCCGGTCGATCTCGCGTGGTTCTCGCCGGACTGCACGGATCACAGCAAGGCCAAGGGTGCGGCGCCGATCCGCAACACCCACAGCCGCGACCTCGCCTGGGTGGTCGTTCACTGGGCGGAACTTGCCCGGCCGCGCGTCATCCTGATGGAGAATGTCGAGGAATGGCTCGGCTGGGGGCCGCTCCGGCACCGCTGCGGCGCCGACGGCACACCCGTGCTGGACGCGAACAGCAACCCGGTGCTGGAGCGCGACCCGGCGCGCGCCGGCGAGACGTTCCGCAAGTGGTGCAGCGCGCTTCGCCGCCGCGCCTATGAACTGGAATGGCGCGAGCTGCGCGCCAGCGTCTACGGGACGCCGACGATCAGGAAGCGCCTGTTCCTGGTCGCGCGCTGCGACGGCGCCCCGATCGCATGGCCGGACCCGACGCACGGTCCCGGCCGCGAGCAGCCGTTCCGCACCGCCGCCCAGATCATCGACTGGTCGCTGCCGTGCCCGTCGATCTTCCTGACCCGGGAGGAAGGGCGCGCGCTCGGGGTGAACCGTCCGCTGGTCGAGGCGACCATGCGGCGCATTGCGCGCGGGGTGAAGCGCTATGTCATCGACGCTCCCGAGCCGTTCATCGTGCCGGCGCCGCCAGCGGACGGCGGCGCGGCCCGGCGCGCGCGATTCCTCCGTGAGATGCACCGCGGCCCCCATCCGCTGATCACGCCGTTCGTGACCGGCCTGGCGCACGGGGAGCATGCGCTGCGGCCCGGTTCGCGGTGCCACGGCGTCGATGAGCCGATCCGGACCATCCATGCCGGCGGCGGTAACCACGCCCTGATCACGCCGTTCGTAGCGCCGGTCACCCACCAGGGCGACGACCGGGTGCACCGGTTGGATGAGCCCCTGCGCACGGTAACGACGGCGCACCGCGGCGAGCACGCGCTGGTCGCCCCCTTCCTGGTGCCTCGCTATGGCGAACGGGAAGGGCAGGTGCCGCGGACGCATCCGATCGACGCGCCGGGGCCGACGGTGGTGCCCACGGCGAACGGGCATCGGCTGGTGGCCGCGTTCCTCGCCCAGCATACGGCCGGCTCGCATCCCGGGCGGCCGGCGCGATCCGCCACCGAGCCGGTTTCCACGATCACGACCCGCGGCACGCAGCAGTCCGTGATTGCCTCGCACCTGATCAACCTCAAAGGCAGCGACCGGCGCGGCAGCGCGGTCGATGTTCCGCTCCCGACGGTCTGTGCCGGCGGCTGGCACGTCGGCGAGGTGCGCGCCTTCCTCATGAAATATTACGGGGCCGACCAGGATCCGCGCCTGGACGAGCCCTTGCACACGGTCACCACGCGAGACCGCTTCGGCCTCGTCATGGTGGCCGGCCAGCCCTACGCCATCGTGGACATCGGGATGCGGATGCTGACGGCGCCCGAGTTGTTCCGCGCGCAAGGCTTCCCGGAAGGCTACGTGATCACGCCCGTGGTCGACGGCAAGCCGCTGACCAAGACCGCGCAGGTGCGAATGTGCGGCAACGCCGTCAATCCCCAGCTCTCCGAGGCGCTCGTGCGCGCCAACTTTGGCATCGCCGAGCCGGAGGCCGAGGCGGCATGACCACGCTTCGGCCCGTGAGCGCGCTCAACCTGCCGGACATCGTGCCGGGCGGCGCGGACATGCCGCCGCCGCGGTTCATCGACGTCGTTCCCGAGACGCTCCTGGTCGACGACACGTACCAGCGCAATCTTTCCGAGCGTTCCCGCAAACTGATCCGCCGCCTGGTCGCCGGCTGGGACTGGTGCGCCTACAAGCCGCCCGTCGTCGTCGAGGCGGACGGCGGCTTCCACATCATCGACGGCCAGCACACCGCGATCGCCGCCGCCAGCCACCCGCGTGTGGCGACCATCCCCGTCCAGGTCGTCGTCGCGCCGCGGCAGGAGGATCGCGCCGCCGCGTTCGTCAAGCTGAACAGGGACCGCATCGGCATCACCCCGCCGCAGCTCCACCACGCCCTGGTCGCCGCGGGTGACGAGGAGGCGGTCACCGTGGAGCAGGTCTGCGCCCGCGCCGGCGCGCGGGTGCTGAAGTACCCGCCCTATGACGGCCGGTACCAGCCGGGCGACGTGATGGGCATCTCGACGGTGCGCGCACTGGTGCGGCGGCGCTACGCGCTGGGCGCGCGCCGGGTGATGGAGATCTGCGTTCGCGCCAAGCTGGCGCCTGCATCCGCCGCGGCCCTGCGAGCGGTCGAGTTCCTGCTGTTCGATCCGGAGCATACCGGCCGGGTGACGGACGATGACCTGACCATGGCGCTGCGCGCCCTGGGCGCCGATGCCGAACGGCAGGGCAGGATGTACGCGGCCGAGCACGAAGTGCCAGTCTGGCGCGGGCTCGCCACCATCCTGTTCCGGGCGACGCCGAAGGTGCGCGATGCATCCTGAGGCGCGCATCGCACTGCTGGAGCGGGAGAACGACGAGCTGCGCGAGCACGTCCGGCGGCTCGAGGATGCGCTGATCGGCACGTTCGAGACGCCGTTCGAGTGGGGCCTGACCGCGGCGGAGCGGATCGTGTTCGGCGTCCTGGTCAACCGCGAGGTCGCGTCCAAGGACGCGATGATGGCGGCGCTCTACCGCAGCATGGGCAAGGACGAGCCCGACCCGAAGATCGTCGATGTGTTCGTCTGCAAGCTGCGCCGCAAGGTGAAGCCCTACGGCATCACGATCCGGACCCATTGGGGGACGGGCTGGCAGCTCGACGACACGACGCGTCGGCGATTCGGCCGGAGCGCCGCGGCATGACGGCGGGCATCCCGATGGCGCCGCTGGTCGAGACCGCGCGGTCCGTGGTGGCGGTGCTGCGCGCCGCGCGCGTCGACCTCACAAACGAGAAACGGGCACAGGCGGACCTCGCCGCGGCGCTCGCCGCCGCAGGACATGGCTGCGCGCGCGAGGTGCGCTTGGCGCCCGGCGACATCGTGGACCTGATGGTCGACGATGCGATCGCGGTGGAAGTGAAGCTCAACCGCGCGCGCCGTGCCGAGATCGGCCGCCAGCTTGCGCGCTACGCCCGTCACGACCGGGTCGCCGCGTTGGTGCTGGCCACCAACCGCGCCGTCGGCCTGGCCGCCTCGATCGAGGGCAAGCCGTCGTGGGAAGTCAGCCTCGGAAGGGCATGGCTGTGAGCGCCCCAGCGCGGACCTACGGCGAGCTGATCCGCGTCGGCGACGCCTGGGTCATCCCGGCTGTCGAGCCGCACGTCGCGATCAGGCTCAAGCAGTTGTTCGCCCGCATCCCGAGGGCGTCGGCGCCGCCCTACGTGTTCCCGCAGAACGCTGCGACCGAGGCGGACCTCGACTGGTTCACCAGCCGCTATCCGATGACCATGTCCGCCCAGGATCGGGAAGCGCTGACGACTGGTCGCCTGCGCTTCGACGCGACGTGCGCGGAGATGGAGCGCGTGCTGGCGGCAGACTATGTGCCGCCGCCGACCGTCGGGCTGCGCGACGGGCAGGTGCTGCGCCACTACCAAGCCCAGGCCGTGGCAGTGCCCAACGGCTCCGGCGGGCTGCTGCTGGGGGACGAAGTGGGCCTCGGCAAGACGTACACCGCGGCCGCGGCCTGCCTGCTGCCCGATGCGTTGCCCGCGGTCGTGGTCTGCCACCCGCATCTGTCGGCGCAATGGTGCAACGTCATTCAGCGCTTCACGACGTTGCGCGCCCACGCGATCCGCGGCACCAAGCCGTACCGCCTGCCGTCGGCCGACGTGTACGTGTTCCGCTACTCGAACATCTTCGGCTGGGCCGACGTCTTCGGCCAGATCGGGCCGCGCCTGGCGATCTTCGACGAGGTGCAGGAACTGCGCCGCGGCGTCGGCCGGCCGGGCTCCCCGGTCGCCAAGGGCATGGCCGCCAGACGGCTCGCCGAGACGGCCAGGCTGCGGCTCGGGCTGTCGGCCACCCCGATCTACAACTACGGGGACGAGGTGTGGGAAATCATGGAGTTCCTGCGCCCGACGCTGCTTGGCGAGAAATTCGACTTCCAGCGCGAGTGGTGCGGCGGCGCCGGATCGGTCCGTGATCCGGCCGCGCTCGGCACGTACCTCCGCGAGCAGTACGCCTTCCTCCGCCGCAACAAGCGCGACGTGGGGCAGGAGGTGCCGCCGGTCAACCACGTCGTGGACCTGGTCGGCCACGACGAATTGACGCTGTCCTCGATCGAGGACCGGGCACGGGCGCTCGCCGTCCGCACGACGACCGGCGAATTCACCGAACGGGGCACCGCGGCGCGCGAGCTGGACATGCTGGTGCGGCAGGCCACCGGCATCTCCAAGGCCCGCGCGGTGGCGGACTTCGCCCGTATCCTGGTGGAGGGCGGCGAGCCGATCGTCCTGCTCGGCTGGCATCGCGAGGTCTACGCGATCTGGCTGCAGGCGCTCGAAGACCTCCGGCCGGCAATGTACACGGGCAGCGAGACGGCCGCGGAGAAGGGACGCGCGGCGAGCCGGTTTCTGAACGGCGAGACCGACGTGCTGATCATGTCGTTGCGGTCGGGCGCCGGCCTCGACGGGCTCCAGCGCCGCAGCTCGACGATGGTCTTCGGCGAACTCGACTGGTCGCCCGGCGTGCATCACCAGTGCATAGGGCGCCTCGATCGCGAGGGGCAGACCGCGCCGGTGACCGCCATCTTCCTGGTCACCGACGACGGTTCCGACCCGCCGATGATGGAGGTGCTCGGCCTGAAGGCGTCCGAGGCCTCTCGCATCGTCGACCCGCACCTCGGCGTGACCGCGGTCCACAGCGACTACAGCCACGTCAAGCGCCTCGTGCAGCGGTATCTCGACCGGCACGCCAAGAGCCGGCGCGCGCCGGCGCCGGACGCCGGGAAGTCCTTCGCGGAGGTCGCGCGCGACGAAGCCCCCGACATGTTCACGGGGGCGGCATGAGCGAGCTCGTGCTGACGCCTCCCACCGAGCAGCGCGGCGACGCCATGTTCGCCCGCGGCGAGACCATTCGCCGGCAAATCCGCCGCTGGTGGGTCCCTGACCCGAAGCGCTGGGTCGCGTGGTTGATGCTGAACCCCAGCGTCGCGGGCAACGTTCGGAGCGATCCGACGGCGCAGCGCGTCACGCACTTCTCCCGCGCCTGGGGCTACGACGGTTGGATCGGCGTCAACCTCTATCCGTTCGTCTCGAGCATGCCGGCCGACATGTGGCGGTGGGCGGATTGGGCGAACAACGGCCCGGACTGGTACGCCCGCGATGACATCTGCGCCAACTTCGCCGACATCGAGAGGGTCGCGCGGGCCGCGTACTTCCGCGTTGTCGCGTTCGGCGCGGAACCGGCTTGCCGCGATCCGATCCACCTCGACGAGTGCTTAGAACATTTCGGCCAACCCGCCGATTCCCCCGACGCCGATGATCGCTTCTGGTGCCTTGGCGTCAGCGGCTCCGGCCAGCCTCTGCACCCGATGGCGCGCGGCCGGATGCGCGTACCCGACGACGCGCGGCCGCTGCCGTGGAGGCGGGCATGAGCGTCTACGTCGATGCCGGCCGCCGCGCCTACCGCGGCATGATCATGTCGCACATGCTCGCTGACAGCCTGGACGAGCTGCACGCGATGGCCGACCGGATCGGCCTTAAGCGCGCCTGGTACCAGGGTCACGGCACGCCGCACTACGACCTGTGCCAGGCCAAGCGCCGTGAGGCGATCAAGGCCGGCGCGGTCGTCATCGATCGCCGCCGGACGGTCGCGGTGATCCGCGCGTGGCGGGCGAGGGCGGCATGAGCGACCCGCTCACCGTGCCCGACGACTATCGCGCCTTCCTCGAAGGGAAGATCAGGCTGGCCGAAAGCCAGGGCTTCGAGGTCGACCCGGCGGACGTGAACCCGGCGCTCAAGCCGCACGTCCGCGCGATCGTCCCGTGGGCCTGCCGCGGCGGCCGGCGGGCGATCTTCGCGAGCTTCGGGCTGCACAAGACCTCGATGCAGATCGAGATCATGCGGCTGATCGCGAAGCACCAGAACCTGCCGGTCGGCATCGTCCTGCCGCTCGGGGTGCGGCAAGAATTCTTCCGCGACGCCGAGCTGTGGTTCCAGGGCGACCACGCGGTCCGGCTGAATTTCATCCGCCGGACGGCCGACCTCTCGGCCGATCGCGGCGTGATCAATCTCACCAACTACGAGAGCGTGCGTGACGGCAAGGTTGATCCGGCCCAAGCAGGCGCCTGGTCGCTGGATGAAGCCAGCGTGTTGCGTGGCATGGGCGGGACGAAGACGTTCCGCGAGTTCATGCGGCTGTTCGAAGGGGTGCACTACCGCTTTGTCGCGACTGCTACTCCCGACCCGAACGACTTCATCGAGTTGGCGGCCTATTCCGCGTTCCTCGGGGTGATGGACGTCGGGCAGATCAAAACGCGATATTTCAAGCGGGACAGCGAGAAGGCGGACCACCTGACCCTGTACCCCCACAAGGAGCGCGAATGGTGGATGTTCGTCGCCAGCTGGGCGCTGTTCCTCCAGAAACCGGGGGACCTTGGCTTTTCGAATGACCGCTATGTGCTTCCCCCGCTCGACATCCGATGGCACGAGATCCCGACCGATCACGGCGGAGCGGGAATGGAGCGCGATGGCCAGTCCCGCATGTTCCGCGATGCGACGGTCGGCGTGGCCGACGCTGCAAGGGAGAAGCGGGACAGCCTGTCTCATCGCGTCGCTAAAACCATTGAATTGGTGCTCCATGCCGCACAAAGACCCGGAAATTCGCAAGGCATATCAGCGCCGCTATCAGCGCGCGTACTATCACCGGGCGAAGGACAAGGTGGCGGTGTACCGCGCGTCCCCGGAGAGGAAGGCGTACATGAAAGACTACGTGAACGCCAATCGGCCGAAACTGATGGAGAGGCAGCGCGAGCGCGAGAGGGAACGCCTGTACGGGATCACGCCGGAACAGTATCGGCAGATGCTGATCGCGCAGGGCTACGAATGCCCGATCTGCCAGAGGCTCCTTGCGTATCCGACGAAGGCGGCCGTGGATCACTCGCACGCGACGGGAACGGTGCGGGGCATCTTGTGCAGGAGGTGCAATGCGGCGTTGGGTCTGCTGGAGGAGAGCCCGGCGAATCTCGAACGGGCGCTGGAATATCTGAGCATCGGACGGATGTTGATGTTGAACAGGTTGTTGTCTGGTGCGATCTCAACGACGAACAGCGAGCCCTTGAAAAAGCCTTCGCCGCGGCTGGCCTGACCGTTTCTTCACTGTACGGCTCCCAATCTGTCGAAGAGCGGGAGCGCCTGCTTGAGGATTGGCGCGCCCGGCGTACAACCGTCTTTCTGTCGAAGACTTCGATGTATGGCGCTGGGGTGAACCTCCAGCAATGCCACCGCATGATCTTCGCCGGGGTGCATTTCAAGTTCTACGAGATCGTCCAAGGCGTGCACCGCATCCAGCGCTTCGGGCAGGCGCACCCGTGCACGGTCGATTTTATCTACACCGAGGCGGAGCGGGAAATTCGACGCGCCATCAAAGCCAAGTGGGCGCGTCACAATGACCAGGCCGCCATCATGGCTGGGATCATTCGAGAATACGGCCTTGCCGAACAGGCCATCGTCGGCGCGCTCACGCGCTCGATCGGCGTGGCGCGGCGGGAGGCGCGGGGTGCGCGCTTCGTCGCGGTCAACAACGACTGCGTCGAGGAGGCGCGGTCGATGGCGGCCGACAGCGTGGACCTCATCGTCACCTCGATCCCGTTCGCGACGCAGTACGAATACACGCCGTCCTACAACGATTTCGGCCACACCGACGACAACGACCACTTCTGGCGCCAGATGGACTACCTGACACCCGAGCTGCTGCGGGTGCTGCGGCCGGGCCGCAACGCCGTCATCCACGTCAAGGACCGGATCGTGCCGGGCGGCATCAACGGGCTCGGGTTCCAGACCGTGCAGCCATTCAGCGACGAATGCGTGGCGCACTTCCGCCGCCACGGCTTCGCCTTCCTCGCGCGCAAGACCATCACAACCGATGTGGTGCGGGAGAACAACCAGACCTATCGGCTGGGCTGGACGGAGCAATGCAAGGACGGTAGCCGCATGGGGTGCGGCATGCCGGAATACGTCCTGCTGTTCCGCAAGCCCCCGACCGATCTCTCCGACGGCTACGCGGACGTCCCGGTGGTCAAGGAGAAACCGCTCTGCGACGACCACGGCGAGGCGGCGCCGTTCAACCAGCGCACAAACTGGAAAAAGCCGGTGCCCGGCACCGGCTACAGCCGGGCTCGCTGGCAACTCGATGCCCACGGTTTCGCGCGATCGTCCGGCGACCGGCTGCTGTCGCTCGACGAACTCGCCACCTTGCCGCACGAGCAGCTCTACAAGCTGTGGCGCGACCGCTCACGGGACGAGGTCTACGACTTCGCCGGGCACGTCGCGGTGACCGAGGGGCTCGACCACCTGCAGCGGCTGCCATCGACGTTCATGCTGCTGCCGCCGCACTCAGCGCATCCCGACGTGTGGACCGACGTGGCGCGCATGCGCACGCTCAACGGGGCGCAATCGGCGGCCGGCCGTGAACAACACCTGTGCCCGCTGCCGCTGGACATCGTCGAGCGGGCGATCGTCCAGTTCAGCATGCCCGGTGAGGCGGTGCTCGATCCGTTCATGGGAATCGGCACGGTCCCATTCCTCGCGGTCAAGCTGGGACGGAACGGGCTCGGGATCGAGCTGAACGCGCTCTATTGGCGCGACGCCGTCGGGTATTGCCAGACCATCGAGCGCGACCTCGCCGTGCCGACGCTGTTCGATCTGCTCGACGCCGAAGCCCCGGCCGAGCCGGCGCCAGGCGAAGCGGCGGAGTGATCGATGTCGGTTATCCCCACGATTCGCCTAATGCCCCCGGTCCGCGAATCGGTGGGCACCGCTACCCAATTGGGGATCGAGGCAACAGGCCAAACCATGCCCTATGACGCCACGTCTCAACCCGATTCCCACGACGCGCTGCGCGCCTTCGCGCTGGCGTTGATCGCGCGCGGCGTCCCGGTGCTGACGGTCCGCGCCGCGATCCTGAACCTCGCCTGGCCGGAGGTTGGCACGCTGTCCCCCGGGCAGGCGGACGCCCTGCTGCGATCGCTGGCGTTGGGAGGGTGACGATGGCTGTGGCCGGCCGCCCCCCGATCAGCCTCGTCAACCCGGACACCGCCCGCCTGCCGCCGCACAACCTCGAGGCGGAGATGTCCCTGCTGGGCGCGATCCTGGTGAACAACCGCGCGCTGGAGATCTGCGAGGACTTCCTGGAGCCCGAGCACTTCGCCGACTACGTCCACGCGCGCGTCTACGACGCCATGCGGACGATGATCCGCCGCGGCAGCCAGGCGAACGCGGCCACCCTGCGGCTCCTGATGACGGAGCCGGCGTTCCATGCCGTCGGCGGCCCCGACTATCTCTCGCGGCTGGCCGATTGCGCGGTGACCATCGTCGGGGTCGCCGAGTACGCCCGGATCATCCTCGACATGGCGGCGCGGCGGCGGGTCATCGACGTCGCAGCGCAGGCGATCGAGGAAGCGCATGCGGATGACCTGGATCGAACAGGCTGGTCGCTGGCGGAGAAGACCGCCGGCGCGTTCGACGAGGCGGCGCAGATGCGCCCGAAGTGGCAGGCGACCACACGCAGTTTCGCCGCCGCCATGAAACAGGCCATTGCCGAGACCGAGGACGCCTATCGGCGCGACGGCGCGCTGGCGGGCAAGCCGACAGGGGTCCGCGGCCTGGACAACTTCCTGGGCGGGCTGTTCGACACCGACCTCACCATGATCGGCGGCCGGTCGGGGCAGGGGAAGACCGTGCTCGGCATCACGATCGCGCTGGCCTGCGCGCGCGCCGGGATCGGCGTCGCCTTCTTCACACTGGAGATGTCGCATTCGCAGATCGCGCAGCGGGTGCTGGCGCAGGAGACCGGGATATCAGTCGAACGCCAGCGCAAAGGATGGGTGCGCGCGCACGAATGGCCGCTGCTGAAGCGGGCGGAGGAGGCGCTAGGCAGCATCCCGATCCATTTCGAGGAGGACGGCGGCCAGACCGTCGAGACGATCCGGGCGCGTGCGCGCAAGCTCAAATTCAGGCACGGCGCCGGCATCGTGATCATCGACCACCTGCAGCGCATCGCGTGGTCGCCGGGCTTCCGCACCGACCGCGAGGCGATCGGCCACATCACCGGCGAGGCAAAGACAATGGCGAAGGCGCTTGGCGTGCCGGTGGTGTTGCTGAGCCAGCTCACGCGCGACGTGGACAAGCGCGACAGCCCGCGGCCGACCAAGGCCGACCTGTTCGGCTCCGGCATGATCGAAGCGGACGCCGACAACATTCTGCTGCTGTGGCGGCCCGGCTTCTACGCGGCGAAGAAGGCGTCGGAGCACGGACAGGGCCACGGGCGCACCAAGGATGCGCTCGCCGCCGAGCAGGCCGACGCCGCCGCGGTCGCCGACGACACGGCCGAAATCATCGTTGGCAAGAACCGGCACGGCACCGAAGGGGCGATCAGCGTCGGCTGGGACGGTCCGCGCATGCGCTTCATCGAGCGGGACGAACCCGACGCGCCGGAGGGCCTGTTCGACCGTGGCTGATCGCCAGTACATGCCGCAGCGCTGGCCGCCGATCATGCTGAACGTGGCGTCGATCCTCGCCGACTGCCCGGAGGAATGGCTCCGTGGGTAAGCAGTATCGCCGCAACGCGCGAGCCGCCCTCGATGTCACCAGGCCGCTGACCCTTGAGCAGCGGGGCGCTTTCGCCACGATCATGGAATGGATCATGAGCGAGGGCACCGGCCCGGAAGATCATGATCTGTTCATCGCTGGTGCCATCCTTCGCCGCGATCCGCGCGTGTGGCGTCGGTTCCGGCAGCCTTTGATCGAACACGGCCTGCTGCGGGCGACCGATGGACGAATTGAACTCGGCGACGCCGCGGTCGCCATACTTGAGATTCCGGGCCGCCGTCCCTTGCCGCAGAAACTGCGGTTGGACGTATGGAAGCGCTCGGGCGGGCGGTGCGTCTATTGCCGCGTTGCCCTGACGGTTGAGACCTTCACGGTCGATCATATCGATCCGGTGTCGCGCGGCGGCGGCGATAGCGTCGATAACTTGGCTGTAGCCTGCCGCAGTTGCAATTGCCATAAGAGCGCGCGCACGCCAGCGGAATGGACGAGCGGCCATGGCTGACTATCCATTCCTGTCGATCGAGGTGCGCGCCTATCTCTCCGACACGATGCACCTGTCGAGCCAGGAGCACGGCGCCTACCTGCTCCTGCTGATGGCTGCTTGGCTGCGAGCCGACTGCCGGCTCCCTGATGACGACGTGTTCCTCGCCCGCACGGCGCGGATGACGACCCGCGCCTGGAAACCCATCCGTTCGACCGTAATGGCCTTCTGGACCCTCGACGACGAGGGGTACTGGTTGCAGAAAAGATTGCGAGAGGAACGAACGCGAATTTCCGACACATCCAAACAGAGGAAGGGCGCCGCGAACACGAGATGGTTGAAAAACAACGAAACCGCTGATGCAAATGCATCCGTTGTGCATATGCGGGAGAGCATGCAAAACGATGCTATCCATAACCATAACCATAACCATAACCAGAAGGGATCTCCTCCTCCATCAGGCATCGAAGCTAATCGGATAGATCCACTCTCGGGTCAGAGGGGGGTGCAGGGGGGAGACGGCGGACAGCCGCGCTGCCTCGCCGACCCGCCCGCACCGCGCAAAGCCGCATCACCGCGCCGACGCGCCGTACCGCCCGATTGGCGGCCGGCCGAGCGGACGGTCGAACGGCTCCGGGAACGATTTCCGACGCTCGACTGGGAGGCCGAGCTGCCCAGCTTCATCGACCACCACGCGATGAGGGGCAACACGTTCGCCGACCTTGAGGCGGCCTTCCGGACGTGGTGCGGCTACGCGATGACGCGCTTTGGCGGCCGGAGTGCAACCCATCGTCCGGCCGATCCGCCCGCTCCGGAGCCACCCTGGGCCAGCGTCGACGAGGCGACGTGGGACTACCTCGTCGCTGCTTACTTCGGCCACGAGCGGGGCCGCACGCGCGGCGACTGGCCGGAGGGCTATGGGCCGACGCCGGAGCAACCGGGGTGCCATGCGCCGCCATCGCTGATCGCCCGGCATCGCACGTCGTCGCAAGGCGCCGGCCGATGAACCCGATCCGCCCTCGCTGGTACGTCGTCCGATCGAAGCCACGCCGCGAAGAACTCGCCCGTGACGGTCTCATCGCGCAAGGCCTCGAAGCGTTCCTGCCGATGATCGAGCAGTCGCTCCGGCATGCCGGCCGCACCTACACCGCCAACGTCCCGCTCTTCCCGCGCTACCTGTTCCTGCGGGCTGGGCACATCGCGTGGGGCCCGGTCATGAACACCCGCGGCGTCAGCATCGTGCTTTGCAACGCCGACGGGTCGCCTCGGCCGATCCAGGATGGCGTCATCGAGCGGATCATGCGCGACCAGCAGGAAGCGGGCGGTGCGATACGGCCGACGCCGAAGATCGGCACGACGTTCGTGCCCGGCCAACGCCTGAAAATCATCGACGGCCCGTTCGCCGGACTGGACGGTTTGTACCAGGCGCGCGACGAAGACCGGGTCAAGATGTTGATTGACTTCTTTGGACGGATGACTCAGATATCTGCCTCACTGGACGGGGTCAGGGCCGTGGCGGCGTCGCCACCCGCCCTGGCGGAAGCCGTACAGTCCCCCTCGAATTCGAAGCGCTCCTAAGCCCGCGTCCGACGCACCTCGCATCGACGCGCCGCAGCCATGTCCGCGGGGCAGCAATGACCGATCCGAAGAACTGGCTCGAGTTCAGGCGCGTGTGACCGATGGCGAAGTTGCGCGTCGCGGCACAGCGGATCAGGACCGTGGACACCCGCGCGGTGAAGCCGCCGCCTAAGACCGCCGACCCGTTCTACCTCTCCGCCGCCTGGCGCGCCCTGATGGACCAGCTCATCGAGGAGCGGGGCCGGCGCTGCGAAGACCCGGAACATGATCCGGCACGACCCCGCGCCGTGTCGCGCGTCTTCGGCGACCACATCGACGAGCTGGCCGACGACGGCGCGCCCCTCGACCCCGCCAACGTGATGCTCCGGTGCGGCTCATGCCACACCCGCAAGACCGCCCGGGCGAGGGCGCATCGGATGGCCGCCCGCCCGCCGGCAGGGCCTGCATGAAGGCCTCTCTCGCCGGGGGGCCTCCGCACCCCGCGTCAGCAGGAGACGGCCCATAGGCCGGCGCCGCGCGCGGTCCGGCCCGCCCTCCGAGGGGGGGTAGGGGGGTCGAAAGTCCCCGCGGTCTGGGGCCCTTAACCGCGTGGGGGTCATCCGGAGATTTTTTTCCCGGCCGCCGTGAAACGCAGTGCCGGTGACTTTCCCGCCCAACAAAGGATGGAGCCGCACCGGGAAATCCCCGGGCCACCGAACGTCGCCTGCCTTGCCCCAAGGGGCGGGGTCCGGGGTGTTGGAAGCACCCCGAACCGCGAGAAACTGCCTCGCATGACCGAAGCCGGCCGGACATCCGGCCATCCCGCCACCGCGTCCGCGGCGTGGGAAGCATCGAGCGTGGGTCATGCAGGAAGGGTTAAAATTCGCGGTCACGTGGTGGCCGATCGGGCGGGTTGTCCCGTACCACAGCAACCCCCGGAAGATCCCGGAAACGGCCGTCGCCCAGGTGGCGGCCTCCATCGAACGCTTCGGCTGGCAGCAGCCCATCGTGGTCGATGAGGATGGCGTCATTCTCGCCGGCCACACCCGACGGCTGGCCGCCGAACGGCTCGGACTGGGCCGCGTTCCGGTGCACGTCGCGAAGGGCCTCTCCGAGGCGGAGAGGCGCGCGTACCGGCTGGCGGACAATCGGGTCGCCGAGGCGACGACCTGGGACGTCTCGATCCTCAAGCTCGAGATCGACGGGCTCGCCGGGATCGATTTCGACCTCGCGCCGATCGGCCTCGGGCTGGACTTTGCGGCCGGGCTCGATGGGGCCGACCCGCCGGCGCCGCCGGGCGCCGCCCCGCTGCCGTCGAACTACGCCGAGCAGTACGGCGTCATCGTCATCTGCCGTGACGAAGACGACCAGCGCCGCGTCTACGACGACCTTCGAGGCCGCGGCCTCGACGTCAAGGTCGTCACGACATGAGGATCGCTGTCCGCAACCGCTGCTCGGACTTCGACAGCTACCGGGCGGCGCGGGTGAAGTCGCTGTTCAACGCGGAGAGCGGCTGCAACTTCGATCTGGACGCCGATCTCGACCTCGATGGGCTGGAGTGGCGCATCGGGGTCGTGGTCGGGCCGTCGGGGTCGGGAAAGACCAGCATCGGCCGCGCGATCTTCGGCGAGCCGGCGCCGTTCTGGTCGCCGGACTGGCCCGGCGATAGGCCGATCATCGACGCGATCGCGCCCGACGGTGCGTTCGATGCCGTGACCGGCGCGCTCGGCTCGGTCGGGCTGGGTTCGGTCCCGAGCTGGCTGCGGCCCTACCCGGTGCTGTCGAACGGCGAGCGGTTCCGGGCCGACATGGCGCGCCTGGTGTGCGAGGCGCCGGCGCGCGCCGTCGTTGACGAATTCACCTCGGTGGTGGACCGGCAGATCGCGAAGTTCGGGGCGCTGGCGTTCGCGAAGGCGTGGCGCCGGGTGCAGCGGTCGCAGGTCGTGCTGCTGACGCCGCACTACGACGTGCTGGAGTGGATCGAGCCCGATTGGCTCTACGACACGGCGAAGAAGACCTTCGCAAGGGGGTCGCCTCGGCGACCCAGGTTCGACCTCCACATCTGGAAGACGGACGGCGGTTACTGGCCGCTGTTTGAGCCGCATCACTATCTGAAGCTGCCCCGCATGATCGCGGCGGCCTACTACGTCGGCACCGTGGACGGCGAGCTCGTCTGCCATCTTGCCGTCAGCTCGGCGAACAAGGGCGGGGTCGCGGAAGCGAGGGCCTGCCGGCTGGTCGTCATGCCGGAGTGGCAGGGCGCCGGCGTCGGGCTGCGCTTCCTGAATGAGATTTGCGCGATGCAGGCCCGCGGCGATCCCGATGCGCGGTTGCCGGGGCGGGCGACGACGACCGTCTTCCACACGTCGCACCCGCAGCTCTGCGCCGCGCTTCGGCGCGACCCGCGGTGGGGCCAGGTCTCCGCCGTGCTGTACGGCGGCAAGAAGCAAAGCTCGGCGCGGACGATCTCGCGGGCTCACCAGCGGGCCGCCGGGCCGGCCCAGAAGATCGGGACCGGCTACGGCGGGCACTTCCGGGCGGTGCAGGGCTTTCGGTACTACGGCGCGCCCGGCGCCTCGGCGATGACGGCATAGAGGCAGCCGTCGCGCTCGACGATAGATGCGGTCGTTCCGGCCGGCGCCGCCGCCAGCAGAGCGTCGATGACCGCCGCGCGCGCCGCGGCGCAATCCTCGATCTCGTCCAGGATCTCGAACTGCCCCGGGCAGTCGCCGTGCGGCTCCCAAAAGACGACGCGCCGGCTGGCCATGTAGCGCCTCCTTCGACGATCGCCCGACGACTACTCGCGATCGCGCGGCGCAGCCAGCCATTCCACAGGTTCACCGACGCATGCAGGGCATTGAGCACGAGCCGACCGAAGAGCTTCGCAAGATGGTCGAGACGATGATCGCCGTCGGTATCACCCAGGCCGACGTAGCGACCGTCCTCGGCATCGACCCGAAGACGCTGCGGCACCATTACCGGGCGGAGCTCGACCGGGCGGCCATCCTCGCGAACACGAAGGTCGCGCAGAACCTGTTCAAGATCGCGACGGGCACCGGCCGCGAGGCGGTCACCGCCGGGATCTTCTGGATGAAGGTCCGGGCCGGCTGGTCCGAGCATGCGCCGCCGCCGCTGCCGAAGCCCGACGCGCCACCGGCGACGCCGGGCAAGAAGGAACAGGCTGCGGCCGACGCGGCGAAGGCGGAGGAAGGCACGGGCTGGAGCGGGCTGGTCAATTGACCTGGGACCTGTCCTGCCCGGACTGGGAGCAGCGGCTCCAGGCCGGGCGCTCGATCATCCCCGACCTGCCGCTCGACCGGGCGGAGGCCGACCGGGCCGTCGCGATCTGGAACAAGCTCCGGCTGCCGGACGTGCCGGGGACGCCGCAGCTGGCGGACGCCGGCGGCGACTGGTTCAGGGATATCGTCGCCGCGCTGTTCGGCGCCGTCGATCCGGCCACCCTGCAGCGTTACATCGTCGAGGTCCTGTGCCTCGTCCCGAAGAAGAACTCGAAGACGACGAATGGCGCAGCGCTGATGTTGACGGCGCTGCTGCGGAATCGGCGGCCGCGCGCGGAGTTCCTGCTGATCGGCCCGTCGAAGCTGGTGTCGGACCTCGCCTTCAGCCAGGCGGTCGGGATGATCGAGGCCGACGACGAAGGGTTCCTGCAGAAGCGGATGCACGTGCAGGACCATCTCAAGCAAATCACCGATCGGCGCACCAAGGCGAAGCTCGTCGTCAAGGCGTTCGACACCTCGGTCCTCACCGGCGCGAAACCGGTTGGCGTTCTGGTCGACGAGCTGCACGAGATCGCGGCGGACGCCAACGCGGACCGGGTCATCGGCCAGCTCCGTGGCGGCCTGATCTCAAACCCCGAGGCCTTCCTCGTCTTCATCACGACCCAGTCGGAACGGCCGCCGGTCGGCGTGTTCAAGACGGAGCTGGAGAAGGCGCGCTCGATCCGGGATGGACGCCTCAAGAACGTCCCCATGCTGCCGGTGCTGTACGAGTTCCCGGCCGCCATCGCGGCGCCGACGCGCGCCGGCGAGACGCCGCGCTGGTACGACCCGTCCTACTGGTGGATGGTCACTCCGAATCGCGGCAAGTCGATCGGCGTCGATCGCCTGGTGACGGACTTCGAGGCCGCGAAGGTGGCCGGCGACGCAGAAATCCGGCGCTGGGCCAGCCAGCACCTCAACATCGAGGTGGGCATGTCGATCAGAGGCGGCCACTGGCCGGGCGCGGAGTACTGGGAGCGCCAGGCCGACAAGTCGCTGACGCTCGAGGCCGTCCTGACCCGAAGCGAGGTGGTCGTCGTGGGCATCGACGGCGGCGGCCTGGATGACCTGTTCGGCCTCAGCGTGCTCGGCCGGTGCCGCGAGACCAAGCACTGGCTCGAATGGTCGCATGCGTGGGCCCACAATGGCGTGCTGGACCGGCGGAAGAGCATCGCCCAGGTGCTGCTCGATGCGAAGAAGGCCGGCGAGCTGACGATCGTGGACGACGAGCTGCAGGACGTCTCCGACATCGTCGAGATCGTCGCCGACATCAAGGAACGCGGCCTGCTTGGCGCGGTGTGGGTGGACCCGGCGGGCATCGGTGAATTCATCGACGCGCTCGCCGAGATCGAGGTCACCCAGGATGGCGGTCTCGTATTCGGCGCCCCGCAGGGAATCGCGATGATGAACGCGATCAAGACCGCGGAACGCAAGCTGGCCAGCCGCACCTTGTGGCATAGCGGCAGTTCGCTGATGGCGTGGTGCGTCGGCAACCTCCGGATCGAGCCGACGGCGACCGCGATCCGCGCGACCAAGATGAACGCCGGCGACGCGAAGATCGACCCGGTCATGGCGATGTTCGACGCCGTGACCGGCATGGTCCGAAACCCGCAGCCGGTCACCGGCGTCTCCGCCTACGAGACCGAAGACCTCACGGTGATCGGCTGATGTTCACCCGCCTGCGGCGCGCCGTCGCGCGCTCGCTGATCTCCGCCGGCGAAAGCATGTGGTGGAGATCGACGGGTGCGGGAGGACTATCGACGCCGTCGGGCGTGACGGTGACGCCGTCCGTCGCCATGCAGCAGACGACGATCGCGCGCTGCGTCGGGCTGATCGCGGATACGGCGGCGATGATGCCGCTGCTGCTGTACGAACGCCGCGTGCCGGGCCCGGGCCGCGACGAGCTGCCGGATCATCCCATCGCCCAGCTCGTGACGCTCCGGCCGAACGAATGGCAGACCCCGTTCGAGTTCTGGCGGCACGTCTACGTACACACCGCGCTGCGCGGCAACGGCTATGCCTACCTCATCCGCGACGGCGTCGGGCGGGTCACCGAGATGCTGCCGCTGCATTCGGACTTCGTGAGCGTGTACATCGCGGCGGATCGGACGCCGGTCTACGAGTTCGGGTTCCCCTATTCGGGCGACCGGCACCGCGTGACGGCCGGCTCGATCCTTCACCTGCGCTGGCGCGGCGACGACGGCTATCTGGGCGTGTCGCCGGTCCGGCTTGCGGCAAAGGCGATCGGCCTGTCGATCGCGGTGGAGGAGCACGGAGCGCGGTTCTTCGGCGACGGCGCCCGCGCCGGCGGCGTGCTGAGCATCCCCGGCAAGCTCTCGAAGGATGCCGTCCAGCGGGTCCGGGCCCAGTGGGAAGCCCAGCACAGCGGCATTCAGGGCAGCCGCAAGGTCACGGTCGTCAGCGACGGCGCCACGTACAACACGATCTCGGTCACGCCGGAGGAGAGCCAGTTCCTCGAATCGCGCGGCTTCCAGGTCGAGGACATGTGCCGCATCTATGGCGTGCCGCCGTTCCTGGCCGGGGCGACCTCGAAGGTCACCTCCTGGGGCACCGGCCTCGAGCAGCAGCTCAAGGGCTTCCTGTCGCTGACCCAGCTGCCCTGGCTGACGATGGGCGCGCAGGCCGCGCGCCGCGACCTGCTGATGCCGGACGAGCGCCGCCGCATGTTCTTCGAGCATGACACCGACGTGCTGACCGGCGCCGACGTGCTTGCCCGGGCCCAGGCGGCGCAGATCTGGCTCCTGAACGGCGTGCTCAACCCGAACGAGGTGCGCGCCGACGAAGGGCGCAATCCTTATGACGGCGGCGACGCCTACCGCGTGCCGGCGAACACGCTCCCGCAGGGCGCCGACGGCGTGCGTGCCTTCGCCCAGGCTCTGCTTGCACTCGCGGATCAGGCCGACCGCAAGCCCGCCGCTATCGCTCCGGAGGATGGGGATGCCTAACCGAAAGTTCGTCACCGTCGATCAGTTCCGGGAGGAAGCACGGGGCGGAAGCGCCGGCGATGATGTGGCCGTCCGGCTGGGCATGCGCACGGCGGTCCGCGCCCCGTCTGCCGAGGCCGTGGAGCGCATCCGCACCGACAAGATCACGCCGAAGCCCGACCCGGAGCGGCTGCTGGAGTTCACCATCTCGACGCCGTCGATCGATCGCTACGGCGACACGATCCAGGTGGACGGATGGCAGCTCGACAACTATCGCAGCAACCCGGTGGTGCTGTGGGCGCACGACTACCGTTCGTTGCCGGTCGCGCGCTGCCTCAGCGTGTGGGTCGAGAGCGGCGCGCTGGTCGCGATCGCTGACTTCACGCCCTCCGGCCCGTCCTGGCCGCGCTTCAACGACACGATCTTCGAGATGTACAAGGGCGGTTTTCTGAGCGCGACCTCGGTCGGCCTGATGCCGCTGGAATGGAAGTGGGTCGACGAGGGCGGCCGCTTCGGACTCGACTTCCTGAAAAGCGAGCTGCTGGAGTGGTCGGCCGTCGTGGTGCCGGCGAACCCGGAGGCGCTGATCAACGCGCGGACCGCCGGCATCGACACGGGCCCGGTTGCCGAATGGGCCGAGCGGTTCCTCGACGGCGAGGGCCGCAGCGTCGTCCCCCGCGCCGAGCTGGAAGCGCTGCGAAAGGCGGCGGCGCCGGCGCGCAAGCTGATCTACATCGAGACGCCGCAGACGTTGAGCGCTGAAGGGGCGACGCGCCTGCGCGATCACGTCGCGCGGTGGCGGAAGGGCAAGATTCCGGCCCTCGTGCTCGACCAGTCGTTCAAGCTGCGCGAGGTCGAGGTGCCCGAGGATGTGGCGCTGCGCGACGGCGATCCGGCCAGCGATGATCCGGCCGCGCCGCCCGTCGAGGCGCGCACCGCCGTCGAAGCCCTGCCGCCGGACGAACAGCTCGCGCTTGCGGGCGAAATCGCCCAGCGGAACGGCCATGTGCTGATGACCCGCTCGCGTGTCGAAGCGGTGGAACGCGCCGCTCGGCAGAAGCGCCTCGACGAGGCGCGCGCCGCACGTGCGCGCGACCTCGAACTGATCAACATCCGCGGACATCGCGGACGCTGATTCCCGGGCGCGGCGGTTCACCCGCCGCTCTGACCCCGCAGCCCAGGCGGCGCCGAGCGTGCACCGGGCGGGCGGGCGGCCGGGCTGCCACGCGGCGGCCCTTCCATACGGACCCCCTAAAAATGGAAAAGCTCCTGAAGCTGCTCGCCGAGCGCGAGCAGAAGGTGAAGTCGTTCGCCGACCTGGTGGACAAGATGAACGCCGACGGCTACGGCCAGGCGGCGAAGGCCGAGGATCAGGAGGCGGAGGACAAGAAGGCCGCCGAACTCGTCGCCGCCGACAAGAAGGCCTACGACGGTCTCAAGAAGGAGATCGCCGCGCTCGACGAGAAGATCGACCGCCAGCGCGAGGCCGACCGTCTGAAGGTCGCGACGGCGGACCCCATCGATCCGGCGGGGCAGCGCACCACGGTGCCGGCGCAGGTGAAGGCGGCGGTGGTGCCCGGGACGGGCTTCGTCCGCACGGTGATCGCCCTCGCCGCGACCAAGGGCATTCCGATGCTGGCGGCCCAGCACGCGTCCAAGCTCTGGGGGCCGGAAGGCGAAGCCATCTCGCGTGCGCTGGCGGCCGGTACGGCGGCGTCCGGCGGCTTCCTGGTCGACGACCAGCATTCGCGGGAGATCATCGAGCTGCTGCGGGCGCGGACGGTCGTGCGCCGGGCCGGCGCACGCACCATGGACATGCCGGGCGGCAACATGAACGTGCCGAAGCACGTCGCGGGCTCCAGCGCCGGCTACATCGGGGAGAACACCAATATCCCCGCCGGGCAGCCGGGCTTCGGCAACCGCAAGTTCACCGCCCGCACGCTGGCGTCGCTCGTCCCGGTGTCGAACGACCTGATCAAGTTCGCCAGCGCCAACACCGAGCAGTTCGTCCGCGACGACATCCTGAATTCGATGGCGGTCGCGGAAGATGCGGCGTTCATCCGCGACCAGGGCCTCGGCAACGCGCCGAAGGGCATGCGCTACTGGGCGGCGACGGCGAACGTGATCCCGGCCAACGCGACGGTCAATCTGGCGAACGTCACCATCGACCTCGGCAAGGCCGAGCTCGCGCTGATGGGCTCGAACGTGCCGTTGATGCGGCCGTCCTACGTCATGGCGCCGCGCTCGCTCAACTACCTGCGCAACCTGCGGGACACCACGGGCGTGCTCGCGTTCCCGGAGATCAACGCCAGCTTCCAGGTCGGCGATCCGACGCGGCCGATGGCGAACCTCCGCGGCTTCCCGGTGTGGACGACCACGTCCATCCCCGTGAACCTCGGCGGCGGCTCCGACGAGTCCGAGGTCTACTTCGGCGACATGTCGGAGGCGATCATCGCCGAAGTCCCCGGCATCACGATCGACGCGTCCGACACGGCGGCATACCACGACGGTTCGCAGGTGGTCGCGGCCTTCAGCCAGAACCAGACCGTCATCCGCGCCATCACCCAGCACGACTTCGCGATGCGCCACGACGTTTCCGTCGCGGTGCTGACCGCGGTCAAGTGGATCTGATCGCGGCGCGCTGAAGGCGGCGGGGCAATCGTCCCGTCGCCCCAACGCACGTCTCCATCGCAATTCGGAAAGGAGGGCGACCATGTCGTCTCTTGGGAAGAACATCGGCGCCGAGATCATCACGCGCGCCAACCTTGCCGCGCCGGCAGCGGAAGCGGCCCTCAACGGCAAGGCCGAAGACATCACCCTGCTCGGCGCCCGGGCGAACTCGGTCCGTGGCGTCGTGGCGATCCGCTTCAACGCCGACTCGGGCGACACCCTGAACGTCTCGGCCATCAAGCTGCAGAGCTCGGTGGACAGCGGCTTCACCACGCCGGTGGACCGGGTGACGGCGTCGGCGGTCGTGCTCACCGGCGCGGACGGTGCCTCCAACGCCGACATGTTCTCGGAGGTCCCGCTCGATCTCGACCTGACCGCGCTGCCGGCCGCGCACAAGTTCCTGCGGCTGACCGCGACGCCCACCCGGTCGGACACGACCAACACGACCGCGGCGATCGGCGGCGTGCTCATCTTCGGCGGGCTCGACGACGCGCCGCGTACCTGAGGCGTGCCTGTGGATCACATCTACGAAGCCATCCCCGGATGGTTCGCGGCCGAGGCGGTCTACCGCGCGGCCGTGGCCCATTTCGGGGATGGCGCCCGCTTCGTCGAGGTGGGCGCCTGGAAGGGCCGATCGGCGGCGTTCATGGCGGTGGAGATCGCCAACAGCGGCAAGTCCATCGCGTTCACCGCGATCGACCACTTCAAGGGCTCCGATGAGCCGGCGCACCGCGGCGACGCCGACGTGGTGGCCGGCACCCTTGAGGACGCCTGCCGCCGAAATCTGGCGCCGCTCGCCGAGCTGGTGACCATCGTGCGGGGCGAGAGCGTCGGGGCGGCCGGGCGCTTCGTCGATGGCAGCCTGGACTTCGTGTTCCTCGACGCGAGCCACGACGAGGCGAGCGTCGCCGCCGACATCGCGGCCTGGCGGCCGAAGCTGCGGGCGGGCGGCGTGCTTGCCGGCGACGACCTGCAGCTTCCCGGGGTGCGCGAGGCGGTCTGCGCCGCGTTCGGCGCCGCCTGGTGGCCGGTCGGCCGGTGCTGGGTCGTGCCGCCCGACGACCGGGCGCGCGCCTCGTTCGTCGGGTTCACCAGCCTGATGATGGCCACGCCGTGCTTCGGCGGCATGGTCACCAACGCCTACCTGATGTCGATGCTCCGGACGTCGGTAGCGCTGACCGGCCGCCGCGTCGCGCACGAGGTCGTGACGTCGCCGGGCGACAGCCTCATCTCGCGTGCGCGCAACAGCCTGGTCGCCGTCTTCCTGGCGTCAGCGCATTCGCACCTGCTCTTCATCGACGCGGACATCGAGTGGGAGCCGGCGGCGGTGCTGCGCCTGCTGCGCGCCGACAAGGACCTGATCTGCGGCGCCTACCCGAAGAAGAAGCTCCCAGAAACCTACGCGATCAACTTCAAGCCCGACGCGCACCAGCAGGTGCGCCAGTGCGCCATCTCGGGCGCGATCGAGATCATGGACGCGGCCACCGGGTTCCTGATGATCCATCGGCGTGCGCTGGAGCGCCTCGTGGCCGCGCACCCCGAGCTCCACTACACCGGAACGGCCAGCCTGACGGCGGAACAGGAGCGCCATTCCTACGCGCTGTTCGACTGCATGATCGACGGTGGCCGCTACCTGTCCGAGGACTACGGGTTCTGCCGGCGCTGGCAGCGGCTCGGCGGCGAGGTCTGGCTCGACCCGACCATCCGCCTCAATCACCACGGCGGCTACGCCTACCAGGGCGACGTGGAGAAGCTTTTCGCGCCGTCGCCCGAACACCTTCAATCAGCAGCGGAGTGACCGATGCGCAACGTGACCTTCATCGAGAAGCTGTCGCCCTACAATCCGGGCGAGCGCGCGGGTTTCCCGGACGCGGTTGCCCAGCGGATGGTCGATTCGGGCGTCGCGCGCTGGACCGAAGAGGAGACCGCCGGCGACCCGACTGGCGGGACGAACGCGCCGCCGGACAGCACGAAGGCCGATCCCCCGGCCGGTGGTACCGGTTCACCCGACGCGCCGCCGCCCGAGCTGCCCGCGGACCTCGGCGGCTGGTCCAAGCAGCAGATTGCCGACTGGGCCCAGGAGCACCTCTCCCTCACCCTCGACCCGGCCGGGAAGCGGGATGACATGGTCGAGGCCGTGAGGGCCGAGCACGCGAAGCGCACCGCCGCCGCCGCCGCTGCCGGCGGCGAGGGCGCGGGCGGTGCGCAGTGAGCGGAAACGGTCCGCAGCCGAGCCCGCCGCCGTCTCGGCCGGGATCCTCGCCCCACGGCGCTCCCCGGCCCCGGCCCGACGCCCTGCCGCCGAGCCGCCCTTCGCCGCCCGCCGGCGTGATCACCCGCCCGATCAAGGCGCCTGTCACCAAGTAGCCCAGGCCGGCTGCCGCCGCGGCCGGCCGCCGCAGAGGCCGCGCCATGAACGACGACCAGGCCGCGATCCTCGTCATCGCCATCATCGGCGGCATCGCCGTCGGCGTCGCCTGGTGGCTCTGCGAGGCGCAAATCCGCCGCCGAATGGAGACCCTCTCGATGAAGCCTCTTCCCAAGGCGGTGCTCAAGGCGCGCCGGGACCGCGCGGTCAACCTGCGGGTGCTCGCGGCCGAACTCACCAAGGATGAGGGCGGCAGGGAATCGATGCCGATCGCGCAGGTGACCGAGCTGCTTGGCGTGCTCGGCCGCCGCTGGCGCGCGGTCGGAGCCGATCAGGCCGCCCGAGAATTCACCGCCATCGTCCGTCGCGCCGGGCGCCGGCGCGGCTAGGAGACACCACATGTCCGAAGACGCACGCCGGCGGCTGCCGGCCGACCTCGCTACGGTCATGCACCGGCCCGGCAAGGTGCAGATCGTCGCCTCGCGCGCCGCCCAGGTGGCGAAGCTCGAGCGGCTGATCGCCGAGAAGCACCCGAAGGCGGACCAGTACGCGCTGCAGCTCGTCGCGCTGAAGGCGGCCGACGAGGAAGACGCGGTGGCCGCCGCCGCGGTCGAGGCGCACCGCGCGGCCAAGGCCGCCGGGAAGGCCTGAACCGATGGCCTTCCGCATCCCGAACGTCACCGCCCTCGCCAACTGCAACGCGATCGCCGACTCGGTCGATGAGGGCTCCGCCGCCGGCTACATTGAGATCCGCACCGGCGCGCCCCCGAACAACTGCGAGGACGCCACCACCGGCACCCTGCTGGCGACCTTCGACCTGCCCGACCCGGCATTCGGCAACGCGGCGGACATCAACCCCGGCGCGCGGGCGACCGCCAATTCGATCGACCCCGTCGCTGCCGTCGCGTCGTCCAACGACGCGACCGCCAAGTACTGGCGGATGTTCGACAGCGACGACGAATGCAAGGGGCAGGGCACGGTGACAGCCTCCGGCGGCGGCGGCGACATGATCATCGACAACATGGACATCGCCTCCGGCCAGGAGATCACCATCACGGCCTTCACCATCACCGTGCCCGAGGTCGCGGCGTAGGCATGACTGCCCACTCGCTGACCTGGGCCAACATCACCGCGCCGACCTGGACGCTCGCCAGCCGCGCGTCCGACACCAACCTGCTGGCCGGTCGCGAGAGCGCGGCCGTCGCGCTCGACGGCTTCCTCGACGTGCTGGCCGCCGGCAAGGTCACCGCCGGCACCAGCCCCACCGCGGCGCGCCGGATCGAGATCTACGCCATCGGCACGCTCGACGTCACCCCCACCTGGCCCGACGTGTTCGACGGCACCGACAGCGACGAGACGATCACCTCGGCCGACATCAAGCGGGCGATCTGCCGCCACGTCGCGATCATCGGCACCAGCAACACCTCCGACCGCACCTACCCGTGGGGCCCGGTGTCGCTGGCCGGGGTGTTCGGCGGCGTCATCCCGTCCGACGTGATCTTCTTCCTGACCCACAACACCGGCGTGAACCTGAATTCGTCCGCCGGCAACCACGCGCTGTACCTGACCGGGGTGGCGGGCGACTCGCAATGATCGTGCTGACTCGGCAGGCCGGCGCGATCAAGCCGCAGGGCCCGGTCATCCTCGACCCGCACCACTGGGTCTTCGAGGACCTGGTGTTCGCGGCGTTCCTGACCGAGAACGGCGGCGCGCCGTTCGACCTGGTCACCCGCACCCAGGGCGCGCTCAACGGCGCCGCCGGGTGGGCGACCGACGTCTACATGGGCGGCATCGGCGTCGATTTCTCGTCGTCGGGCTCGTTCCTGCAGTGGGACAACGACGACCGCCACAACGTCACCGGCGCCGTGACGGTGATGTGGGGCGGCGTGTTCGACGCGGCGCAGGACTCCACCCTGATCGCCAAGATGCCGGGCGGCGGCACCGGCGGCACCACCACCCCGTTCGCGCTGCAGCGCCAGAGCAACGGCGCGTCGCGGGTCACCTTCAACCGCGCCGGCTCGGGCGATCCCGACTTCCGCGTCTACGCCGCCGGGTCCGACATCGCGACCGATGCGTTCACCGTGCTGGCCGCGACGCAGGTCGGCACCATCAGTACCGCGCCGCGGTTCTACTTCAACGGTGTGTTCGACACCGCGACGCCGTCCAACTGGTTCAGCGGCGGCGCCAGCAGCGTCGCCGGCAACTCGGCCGGCGTGCGGATGGGCTACCGCACCGACAGCGTGCAGCAGTTCGACGGCCGCGCCGGCTTCGCCTGGGTCGCCAACCGCATCCTGTCCGACGACGAGGTGCGCGAGCTCAGCCTGCGGCCCTACCAGCTCCTGGCGCCGCGGGTGCGGCGCACGTACTTCCTGCCCGGGCTGTCGGCATCGGCTGCGGTTGACGCGGCGGCGCCTGCGGCCCTGGCTGCCGCCACCGCCGACGCCGCGCTCGCCGCAACCGTAGGCGCCGTCGCCGGCGCGGCCGCCGCGTCCGGCCAGGTCGAAACCGTCCTCCAGGCCCTGGCGGCGCCCGCCGCCCCAGCCGCCATGGCCTCGGTTCTGTCGAGCGCTGCGGTGGCCGGGGCGATCGCCGTCACGGCAATGGCGCCGACGGCCAATCTCGCCGCCGCGGCGGCCCTGCGCGACGCGGTCGATGCTGCCGCGGCGGCCGCGGTAGCCGAGGGCGGGGCCTCAGCGGCGCTGGCGATCGATGCGGTCGGGACGGCGGGCGCGGCCGATGCCGCGCTGATCGCCGCGGCCCCGCTGGTTGCCGCAGGGGCGGGTTTCGCACCCGCCGCCGCCGCCGAGGCGCTGTCGTCCGTTCAGGCGGCGCTGACGGCCGCCGCGGTTGCCGCCGCACCCGAGGCCGGCCTGGCGGCTGACACCGCCCTGCGCGGCGCCGTGGAGGCCGTCGCAGGTGCCGCGGCGGCCGAGGCCACCGGGGACGTCGGAACCGCGGTGGCGGGCGCGGCGCTGGCTGCAGCCGCCCAAGCGGATCTGGCCAACAGCGTCGAGATCGTAGCCGCGATCGCGGCGCCAGCGGCGCCGGCGGGGGCGACGGTCACCGCCTCGGCCGGCCTGGCCCTTGCTGCGGCCGCGGACGCCGCGCCCGCAACGGCGTCGGCCAGCGCCTCCACCGGCGGCGTGCGGGCGACCCTGCCTCTCACCGCGCCGGCGGCGACCGCGTCCGCCGATGCCGCCACGGCAACGACGGCCGAGGCCGCGGCGAGCGTCGCGCCGGCCGTCGGGTCGCTGGCGGCCGGCGTCGGGATCACGGCGCAGGCGGCGATCAACCTGCCGGCCGCCGGGGCGGATGCAGACGCTTCTGCCGCCATCGGCGCGGTCGGCTCGGCCCAAGTGGCGCCGGCAACGGCCTCCGCGGAGGCGGCCCTAACCGGCAACCATGCCGCCGCCGCCGCGGTCGCCGCCCCGGCTGCCGCGCGGCTCGACGGTGCGGCGCTGCTGGCCGCGGTGATGCAGGTCGTCGCCGGCGCGCCGGTGGTGGCGATCGCGGCCTTCCCGGAGCCGGTCGGCGCGCCGATCGAGATCGCGCCGCCCTGGCTGCGACCCGGCGAGACACCGCCGCGCGCCGCCGCGGCCCCGGCCGGACGCCGCATCGAAGGCCCAGGCGCGACGGTGCGCACCGGCGCCACCGCCGCGCTGCCGCGGTCCTGCGGCGCGCCGGCGACGCCCCGCCCGCCGGGCAGCCCATCGAGAAGGCGCTGATGCTCGAGGTCATCACCCCCGCGTCGAGCCACGACCTGACGGTTCTGGCGACCGTCAAGCGCGAGTTCGGCATCACGACGGCCGAGTGGGACGACGTGCTCGCGGGGCTGGTCGCGCAGGCGAGCCGTGCCGTCGCGAGCCACTGCGGGCGCGTATTCGCCAAGGAGACGGTGCGCGAGACGCTTCGGCCGGAGGTGCCGTTCCGCGAACTGACGCTGGCGCGCTATCCGATCGCCAGCATCACCTCGTTCGTCGAGGACGCCGCGACCCTGACCGCCGCGGACTACGAGCTGGCGCCCGCGACAGGCTTGCTGCTGCGCCTCGCCGGCGATCGGCCGCGCGACTGGTGCGCCGGCAAGATCGTCGTCACCTACGTCGCAGGCTACGAGCTCCTGCCGGAGCTGCCCGAGGACGTGGAGAAGGCGGCGATCATCACGGTTCGGGCCCTGTGGTCCGCCAGGTCGCGCGATCCGCTGATCCGCGGGCAGGAGACGGACGTGCCCGGCGCGCTGCGCAAGCGCACCGACTACTGGGTCGGCGCGATCGGCGAAGGCGGGTTGCCCGACGACGCGCGGTCGTACCTCGTGCCCTACCTGAACCCCGCCATCGCCTGAGGCGCCGCATGGACAACCCAGGTCTCTACAGCCTCGGCGATGCCACGCTCGGCGCGGCCGTGGTCGACGAGGTGATCACGCGCGGCAGCGGCCCGGCCAGCAGCGTCCAGGAATTCATCGACCGCCTCGGCGGCATGACTTCGGTCAACCTGTGGGTCGAGTTCTTCCACGGCGGCGGCGGCACCACCTGCATCATCGTCGTGCAGACCTCGCTCAACCAGGGCGAGGACTGGATCGACATCGCCCGGTTCGATTTCGCCACGGCGAGCCGCAAGGCGCATGCCGCGGTCGCCGTCGTGGCCAGCGCGGCGCCTGCCAACATCGCGGCGCTGTCGGCGGAAGGCATTCTCGCGAACCAGCTCGGCGACCGGTTGCGCGCGAAGGTGACCAGCACCGGGACCTACACGGGCGCCACGTCGATCGGCGTACGGGCGGCGGTGCGGTGACGGTCGTGCCCTTCCCGGTGCGCGGCGCCAACCTGGAGGCGCGGGCACGCGCTGCCGCCGATCGGATTATCCGAAACTCCATGTTCGGCAATCCGGCGCGGTACGAGGAAGCGGCGGCTATGGCGGAGGCGGCCGGGATCGAGATGCCACCGCTCCTCGACGACGCCGGAATCAAGTCCGAAGTCGATCGGATGTGGCCGTACTACGCCGACATGATCGAGACCGGGATCATCAAATGACGGCGGACGAAGCCCGCGCCGACTACCGGGAAGCGATGGACACGGCCGGCCAGTGGATCGCGATCCGCCGCTACACCGGGGCCGGCGAGGACCGCCCCTGGTTCGAGGCTCCGGCGCGCGCGCGGATCGTTGGATACGACCCGGACGAGCTGGTCGGCAACATCCAGCAGGGCGACCGGCGCGTGATCCTGCTCTACGAGGACATGATCGCGGCCCAGTTTCCGGTGCCGCCGCGGCGCGGCGATAAGGCCGTGGTCGGTGGCCGCGAGCTGAACGTCGAATCCGTGGACGACGAAAAGCGCCGCTTCATGGGCGAGCTGATGGCCTACGAACTCCAAGTCCGCGGCTAGGCGGCCTTCGCCTTGGCGGTTGGTATCTTCCTGATCTCGGCTGCCATCGCCTTGCGGGCATGCCACAGGTCGTACGTTGCCTGAAGGTTGAGCCAAAGCTCGGGGCCGTTGCCGCAGAACTGCCCGAGCCGCAAGGCCATCTCCGGCGTCACCGCCGAGGTCTCGGACAAGATGCGGTGCAGCACCTGGCGGCTGATCCTCAACTGCCGGGCTGCCTCGCTGACGCTCATGTCCAGCGCGGGCAGCACCGTCTCGCGCAGGAGCGCGCCCGGATGCAGCGGCTCCATGTTCGGGTTGCGCACCGCGGGGTACGTCTCGTTCACCGCAACTCTCCTCAATGATAGTTGACGAAGTCTACGTTCTGGGCGTCGCCGTTCTCGAACTCGAAAACAATGCACCACGGGCCGTTGACGTGGACGCTATAGCGCGGCGGCTTGAAGCCTGCGAGCGCGTGAAAATCGAAGCCGGGGACCGCCATGTTGCCCGGCATCGCCGCGCCATCAAGCGCCCGCAGCCTTTCCATGATCCGGCCGTGCATCCGCTTGTCGATCCGACCCGTGCGGCCTTTTGCCCACAAGTCCGCCAGACCCTTGTTCTTGAAGCTCTTGATCATGAGCGGAACTGTAACGCCGAACGCTACAGTTGTCAACAGGTAGTTGACACACGGTGCCGAAAAAAGTGTAACCCCTCTTGGAGTGTGCGCATGGCCCGCGGCGCGCAAGCCTTCGAACGCAACCTCAAAATCGCCACCGCCAGCCTGGAGCCGGCGGCGATTTCGGCGTTGCTGGCGCGAACCGCGCGCGAAGCGCTCGCGGAGGCCATCGCGGCCGGCGAAGCGTCGCCGAACTATGTCCGTAGCGTCAACGGCCGCTTCGGCGCGGCGGAAGAGACCGTCGTTGTCCCGGGCCCGATCATCTACAGGTTTAGCTACCTGGAAGATGCCGTTGTCTTCGCGCTCGCCTACTGCGAGGCGCGGTCGCCGTTCAAGTCCGGCCGCTATCGGAAATCCTGGTTTGCCCTGGTGAACGGCGCCCTATGGCGGCCGGGTACGCCGATACCGCCGAACGCCGAAGCGATCGTCACCAACGATCAGCCTTATCACCGCAAGATCGAAGTCGGCGCGATGAAGATGTCGGTCCCGCCACGGATCGTCGAAGGCGCCCGGCAGGCGCTGTTCGAGAAGTTCGGTCGTGGTGTCCTCAAGGTCGAACGCCAGTTCGTCTGGCTGCATGGCGGGTACGTCCTGAAGGGCAGGCGGCGGTCAGTGCGGGCCGCCCAGAACAATCGTTCGTCCGCGTTCCGCGGCGGTCGCGCGTTTCTTAGCGGCCGGGCGGACACCGCCGCCGGCGAGCCGATGACCTATCCCGCGCTGCTCATCCGCGTCGCCGAGAATGGCTAGCGATCTCGTGTACGACGCGGTGCGCGGTCACCTGCTTGAGAATTGGGTGGAGACGCCGCTCGTCTTCGACAACGAGGACGCGGCGCCCGATGGCGTCCGGCCGCAAGACGGCCAGGCGCCTTGGGTGCAGGTCGAGATGACCGGCGACCTGTACGACCAGGAATCTCTTGGGTCGGGTAGTCCGGCCACCGACCTTTGGCGCGAGCGTGGCTTGATTTTCATGACGGTGATGGTGCGGTCGGGGACCGGTAGCCGCCTCGCCCGACGCTACGCGAAGCAGCTCTGCGACCTGTTCAAAGGGGCCGATCTCGCTGGAGGAACCCTCCAGTTCGTCGAAGCCTCGATCGGCCTCGGCGAGAAGACGACACCCGACGGCAACTGGTTCGGTCTGCCAGCCGAGGTCGCGTATCAAGCCGACACATGAGGAGACAGGCGATGAAGGTGCTCAAGGATTTCAACACCGAGACGCGGCGGTTCCGCGCCGGCATGGACGTGACGGCGGACGATTTCAACGGCGCACTCCGCCTGTCCGACTGGCAGAGCGCCGGCTACATCGAGAGCGATTCGCCAAGCGCGGACGGCGTCTCCGATGCAGTGGCCGGCGCGGAGGGTTCGACGCAGATCGGCGACGATCTCGGCCAAGACTGAGATCCCGGCTGCGTGACGCCCGCGCAGCCACGTTCGTTCGCGCCTTGGGCAAGCGCGCCGCGGCACCAGACGGCGCCGCCATCCTCTTAGGAGCCCCGCGATGACGGACAGCAACCGCGTACAGCTCGCCGGCGTGCGCGAAGTCACGATCGGTACGACCCCGAACACGCCGCGCATGCGCAAGATGCGGTTCACCGGCGAAGGCCTTCTGTTTCGCCCCGACTTCGTGACCTCCGACGAAATCCGCGACGACCGGATGACCGCCGACCCGATCAAGGTCGGCGAGACCAACTCCGGGCCGATCAACTTCGAGTGGCACTACCCCGTGGACGGCGGGCTGCTGTCCAGCCTGCTCGAATCGGTGTTCATGAACGCCTGGACCAACACGCCGACCCGCGACAACGACGGCACCGCCGACAGCGTCATCACGGCGGTGACCGCCACGACCGACGTCGTGACGGTGACGACCGGGGCCGCCTTCGTCGCCGGCCACCTCGGCCGGACGACCGGGTTCACCAACGCCGCGAACAACGGCGTCTTCGTGTGCACCACCGGCTCGGCGACCGTGCCGGCCTTCCTCGGCGCGAACTTCGTCACCGAGGCCGCGCCGCCGGCCGCGGCCCGGCTCAAGGTGGTCGGCGCGCAAGGCGGCGACGGCGAGCTGGCGGCGGTGTCCGACGGCATCACGTCGTCGGGGCTGGCGCTCAACGGCCTCGGGCTGGCGGTCGGCCAGTGGATCAAGATCGGCGGCACCGGCGCGGCCTTCCGCTTCGCCACCGAGGCCTGCAACGGCTGGGCGCGGGTGACCGTGATCGCCGCCGACAAGCTGACCCTCGACAACCTGCCGTCCGGCTGGACCACCGATGCCGGCACCGGCAAGACGGTCCGCATCTGGTTCGGCGACCAGGTCAAGAACGGGACCACCAAGCTCGGCCAGACCGTGGAACGCGGCTTCCTCGGCCAGAACACCCCGACCTATGTCGCCCAGGCCGGCATGATCGCCGGCCAGATCACCGTCAACGTGCCGAAGAAGCAGAAGATCACCGCGGCGATCGAGCTGCTCGGCATGTCGGGTGCGCAGGGCACCTCGGCGCTCGACGCCTCGCCCGACGCGGCGCCGTCGATCGCGTCGTACCCGGTGATGGCCGGCAGCGCGAACGTCGGCCGCATCGCCGAGAACGGCGCGGCGCTGTCCAGCCCGAACTGGGCCGACAACGTCAGCTACACCGTCAACAACAACCTCCGCCTCATCGAGGCGGCGGACAACGTCGGCGCCGTGTCGCACGGCGTAGGCGAGTGCACGGTGACCGTCGCGCTCAACAGCTACTTCGGGTCCAACGCGCTCTACGCCAAGCTGCTGGCCGGCACGCCGACCAACGTCAACACCCGCGTGACCAAGAACAGCCAGGCCACCATCTGGGCGGTGCCGCGCCTCACGGCGACCGACGGCAACCCGAACGCCCAGGGCAAGAACCAGGACGTGATGCTGCCGCTCCAGCTCGGCGCCAGCCGCGATGATCTCACCGCGGCTCACGTGATCCTCGATCGCCTCGAATATTTCGAGGCGTAAGCCTACCCGCGCCGCCATGCGGGTCAGTGGCGTCGAAACCCGTGCATCGCGCTTCGAGCGATCCGCCCTTCGGGCGGCCACGCTCTGCCAGCGCGGGGTCGGCGTGTTCGCGCGAACGGAACGGCAGGCGTGTCGGCGCCTGCCGTTCCATCCTTCCGACAGAGGAAATCCCCCATGACCGTGAAACTCGGCTCGATCAAGGCCGACCTCAACCGCGAGCGCGACGGCGACTGGGTGCCGATCCCGGACCTGCCCGGCGTCGAGCTCAAGGTCCGCGGCTTCAACTACGGGCCCTACCTGCAGCAGAAGTCGATCGTCGAGATGCGTTGGGTCCGCAAGTACGGCCGCGACCCGGTGCCGCCCGATGTCGCCTATCGTGCCAACGCGCAGCTCTATGCCGACTTCATCCTGCTCGACTGGAAAGGCTTCGACACGCCGTACTCGCCCGACACGGCGGCCGAGACCCTGCTCGATCCAGCCTATCGCGAGCTGCACGACCACATCCGCTACGCCGGCATGAAGGTCGGCCTGGTCGAGGCCGATTTCACCGAGGACGCGGAAAAAAACTGAGGGCCGCGCTGCGCTACGACCTCGAGCGGGGCGGCTTCCACGACTGGCTTGCCGAGCTCGCGGAGGAGGAGCCCGACGCGGCGCACTTCATCAACGCGCACCGCCCGGCCGCGGAGGACTGGCCGGCCTGGTCCGGCTGGGTGCGGTCTGCCTGGTCCGACCTGCGCAACGAGCGTGACAGCACGATCGTCGGTGTCGGCGCTGCCATGGGCGCCTTCGTCATCCGGTCGGTCCCCGGTCCTTTGCGCTGGACCGCCTTCGACCGGTGGGCGCGCCGCCACGATGTCGATGGTGAGACCTATGCCCTTCTATGGCGCCTGCTGAAAGCACTCGATGCCGAATACCTCAACCACGCCCGCGAGCGGCTAGAGAACGAGACGCCGAATGGTGACCCGTCTTGAGAGCCTTCGCGTGGAGGCCGCCTTCGACGCCAGCGCGTATGTCGCCGGCGCGCAGGCGAAGGCGGCCGCTGACCAGGCGATGGTGCGGTCCGCGGCGCAGACGGACCAGGCAGTCGCAGTCACGGAACGCCGTGTCGCGACCGCGGGAAAGTCGGTCGAGAACCTGGCGCGCCGTCACGTTGAAGGCGCCCGCGCCGCAGCAGAGCTGGAGACTGCGGTCAATCGGCTAGCGCGCGCTGTGGACGCCGACAACAGCGTCATGGACCGATCGGCGCAGATCTATGAATCGATCGTCCGGAAAACCGGCCTTTTCGCCGACGCACAGCAGGTCGCGGATCGCGGCCACGTCGCCTTCGCCAAGACCGTGGCCGACGTCAACGTTCGCCTCGCCGCGCAGGCGGAGGCGATTCAGCGCGTTGCCGAGGCGCAGCGCCGCGCGACAGACGCCGCGCAGGCGCAGGCATCGATCAATGCCCGGCTCGGCGTGCAAGATGCAGGCGCCGCCACCGGGAACGCCCGTGCGTCTGCCGATGCCTTTCTGGCCGCCTATGGCGGGCTCGACGCGGTAGCGAAGGAGCGGGCGCGCCACATTGCCGAGACGTTCACGGCAGAGCTGAATACCCGGCTAGTCACCGGCATCGGCAAGTCCGCGCGCGAGTCGGCGTCGGCGTTCCAGGAAGCCTTCGCCGCGCAGGACGCGATGGCGAAGCGAGCCGGCGACCTGCGTGCGCAGATCAACCCGCTCGGCGCCGCGCTCGACCGCCTGAATGCAGAGCTGGAAGAGTATCGCGGTCTGGCAGCGGCGGGCGCAATCTCTACCGTCGAGATGGAGCAGGCGCAGTCTCTCGCGACGCGCCGCTACGACGCGCAGGTGCGGCTGATCAACCTCGCCAACGTCTCGGTGGACAAATACAAGACCGGCGTCGGCCTCGCCCGGCACGAGCTGATCAACTTCTCCCGCCAGGTGCAAGACGTCGGTGTGTCGCTGGCGTCGGGCCAGGCGCCGATGACCGTGCTGATCCAGCAGGGCACCCAGATCGCGGACATCTTCGCGGCGTCGAACGCCTCCGCCGGCGGGTTCGTCGCGCAGCTCGGCCGCGGCCTGCGCTCCATCGTCACGCCGTTCACAGTCGCGACGGCGGGCGTGGTGGCACTCGGTATCGGCCTCGGTGTCGTGCTGGCGCGCGCCGGCGACATGGACGCGGAAGCGCGGGCGTTCGGCGTGACACTCCGGGCGATGGGCGCTGACGCCCAGGTGACGACCAGCCAGCTCCACGCGATGGTCGAGGCCATGCGCGACCTGGGTGTCAGCCGCGACGCCGCGCGCAGCGCCTTGATGGGCGCGATCCGTGTGCCGGGCGCCGCCAGCGCCGACATCACCCAAGCCGCCGGCCTGGCGCCCGACTTCGCGGCCGGCTTCGGCGTGACCGTCGAGGACGCGACCAAGAAGCTGGTTGAAATGGGCGTCCAGGGGTTCGCGGCCATCCGCAAGCTCGACGAGGCCTACGATTTCCTCACCCCGGCGCAGCTCGCGCAGGTCCGGCTTCTGACCGAGCAGGGCGACAAGGCCGGCGCGGTCGCGCTCGCCTACGAGGCAATGGGGCAGCGTGTCAGAGGCGCGGCGCTCGATGCGATGTCCCCCGCGGCTGTCGTGATGCACGACCTCGGCCGCGCGATCACCGGCCTGATCGACAGCGTCGCGGGCAGCGAGACGGTCATGTCCTTCGTGCGCGCGCTGACCGAAGCGCTGAAGGACATGTCCGGCGCCAACAAGGCGGTGAACGAAATCCGGGCGGTCGACAAGCAGTTGGCCGACCTCATGGATCGGATGGACCGCGCCCGGAAGGTGGCCGACAGCGGCACCAAGGGGTCGGGCGTGGACGCCGCGCGCGCCTCCCTGGGGGCGCTTCGGGCCGAATACGACGCGCTCCTGGAGCGTCGCCTGGACCTGGAGAACCCGCTCCGTCACGCGCCGATGAGCCCGTACTACAACGCAGCCGCGGCGGACTACGGCGGCGGCAACGAGGCGGCGGGTACGCCCTACGGCAAGAAGACCATCGACGACCTGACGGCGGCCTACGAACACCAGCACAAAGTGCTGGCCGCGGGCGTCGGCATTCGGGAGGCCGTCCGCGCCAAGGAGGAGGCGATCCGCCAGGCGCAGGAGAACGGCGCCACGACGACGGAAGCCGCGATCATCGGACAGACCGCCTACAACAAGGCGGTCGACCAGATGAGCGCCACGGCCCGCGATGCCGCGGCGGCCACCAGCCTCGAGGTCCAGGGGTTGCGCGCCGTCGCCGCCGCCTACGCTGTCGGCGAGGCCGCCGGCAAGGCGATGGAGGCGACGGTCCGCGCGCAAGCCGAAGCGCACCGCAACGCCGCGGTCAACGTCGAAGCGGCTGCCCGGCGCTACCAGGAACTTGCGTCCGCCCAGGCGCTGATCGACGTGACCCGGCAGGCCAGCGCCATGCAGGTCTCGGCGGAAGCGGCCCGCGCGGCCACTGCCGCCGCCGTGCACGGCACCGAGGCCAGCCAGGAGGCGGCGCGGGCGGCCGAGGTAGAGGCCGTGAAGCGCACCGCCCTGGCGGCCGCCGTGGACGCCGACCGGGCTGCCGTCACCGCCCAGATCGAGAAGCTCGACGAGGAGAGCCGGGCGCGGCTGAAGTCGAACCAGGAGCTGGAGCGCGCGACCAGCCTGCGCCAGGCGAACCAGCAAGCGGCGATCGCTGCCATGCAGGCTGAGGCCGCGGCGATCGGCGACCCGGACCTCCGCCGCGCCGCCGAGCTGCGCATCGAGCGCCAGCAGAAGATCAACGAGCTGGTCGCCAAGTACAAAGACCTCAACGACGAGGCTGCCCAGGCGCAGCTGCGCGCGTTCGACGCTACCCAGGCGTCGCGCGAGCAGGTGCGCTTCTGGAACGAGGTGCGGTCGCGCGCGGAGAGCGTCTCGTCGGACATCAGCCAGTTTCTGGTCGACGGGTTCGTCAACGCGGAGAAGGGCGGCAAGAGCGCATTCGAGAACCTGTGGGAGGGTGCCCTCGCGGGGGTCAAGCGGCTGATCGCCAACATCGCCGCCGAGTTCGTCAAGCAGCGCATCATCATGCCGGTGGTCATGCAGATCATCGGCTCCAACGCGGGCGTCTTCGGCATCTCGCAGCCGGGCGGCGGGGGCGGCGGCGTCAACATCCTGGACCTGTTCGATAAGGGGAAGCAGGCCTACGACCTGTTCAACGGTGCGGGTAGCGCCGCCAGCAGTGGCGCCGCGTTCTATGGCGCCTCCGGCACGCTGAGCCAGATAGGTCCGACGGCGGCTCTTTCCCCTGCCGGCGATTTCATGACCGCTACGTTTGCGGCCGACTCGGCGGGAGGCAGCCTGGCGGCGGGAGGCAGCGCGGGCGTCGGAGCGATGGGCGTCATCGGCGGCATCGGCGCCGGCTTCGGCGCGGGCATGCTGCTCAACAGCGTCATCGGCGGCGACCAGACCGGAGGCATGATCGGCGCCGGCGGCGGCGCGCTGGCCGGGGCGGCCATTGGCTCGGTCATCCCCGGTGTCGGCACCGTCATCGGCGCGCTCATCGGCGGCTTGATCGGCGGCGGTGCCGGCGGTCAGCTTTTCGGCGGCGGCAAGCCCAGCGTCGGTGACAACTTCATAACCTCGATCGCGCCGGGCGGCACCGAGTGGGGCGCGGCGACCAATCCCGATCAGCAGTTCGTCGGAAAGTACTTCCAGACCTACGGCGCGATGGACAACGCCAGCGACCAGAAGTTCGCGAACGAGCAGGCGCAGCGCGTCGTCACGATCCTCGACGGGTTCATGGACGCCTTCAAGTTCAAGCTGAACGACAAGGCGAAGGAATGGGATATCGCCACCGAGATCTCGGCGGTCATCAGCAACTTCACCAATCCGAAGAAGGGCAACAGCGGCGACCGGCAGCAGGGCTTCCAGACCGAGATCGCTGGCATCCTGCAGCAGAAGGGCATCCAGTCGCTGGAGCAGGCGACCGCCGACGTGTTCCTGCACATCGTCAAGCGCGGGTTCGAGCTCGGGGCGATCGATGCGGCGCCCGGCGTGGCCGAAGGTGTGAAGACGATGTTCGAGAACATCGATCTCACCAACCTCGACGCGATCCGTCAATTCACCATCGGCATGGCGCAGCTCAACAACGAGCTGTTCAAGAAGGAGGAGCTGACCGCCGTCGAGGCAGGGGTCAAGAAGTTCCGGGAAGAGCTTCAGCAGTTCCGGCTTGTGATCGAGGCGGTTGGGCTCTCGACACAGGAGACGAACCGGCAGGCGGGCGTTGCCTATGATGAGGAGATCCGCAAGCAGATCCAGGCGATCGAAGACCCGGTTGGGCTGGCGCTGGAGATCTGGGAGCGGGACGCCGAAGCCCGGCTCGACCTCGGCCGCGAGCTCGGTTCCGACCTCGCGCAGATCGAGCGGCTGAACGCGCTGGAGCGAAAGCGGATCGTCGAGCAGTCGGCCGACAACGTGATCGCGGCCGAACAGCGCATCGCCCAGTCGCGGGTGGCGCTGGAGACCCAGCTGCTCAACGCGCTCGGCGAGACCGACATGCTCCGCGCGCGGACGCTTGCCGGCACCGAGGATGCGCTGAAGCCGATCCAGGAGGCGATCTTCGCCGCCCAGGACTGGATGGTGAAGGTGAACGAGGCGCAGGCCGCGGTCACGGCGGCCGAAGCGACCCTCGCGGCGGCGCGCGAGCAGGCGGCGCAGGCGCAGATCGCCTCGCTGCGCGACCTGGTCAACCAGTTCGACCGTTTCGCCAAGTCGCTGCGCGACTTCCGCACCGGGCTGCTGACCAGCGGCTATTCGCCCTACGGCCCGCGCGAGCAGCTCGGCATCGCGCGCGCCGAGTTCGAGGACGTGGCGCGCCGCGCCCAGCTCGGCGACGTGGAGGCGATCGGCAAGCTGCAGGACACCGCCAGCCGCTTCCTCGACGCCTCGCGCGCCTACAACGCCTCCAGCGAGGCGTATTTCGAGGACTTCAGCCGGGTCCAGGCCGTGCTCGCCGCGACCGCCGACGTCGCCGAGCGGCAGGCGGACATCAACCGGTCGCAGCTGACCGAGCTCGAGCGCATCCACGACGCCACCCTGTCGGTCGCCGACGCGACGGCCGCCGTCGAGGCCGCGGTCGCCAACCTGGCCAGGGTGATGGCGGAGAAGCCCGATCCCGTCGTCAACATCCTCAACCAGCTCAACCAGTACGGCACCACGGACCCGAACTCGATCTACCTGCAGCAGAACCCCGACGTGCAGGCGGCCTGGGACTCGGGCGCTTCGTGGACCCGGAACCTCGGCTCGACCCCCGGCCAGTTCGCCGGCGGCCACTACTCGGTCTACGGCGCGGGCGAGGGGCGCACCAATCCCGACCCGGGCGTGCAGCTGACCCGCGGCCAGAAGTACATGCAGAACAACCCGGACGTCCTGGCCGCCTACCAGTCGATGGCGCCGTGGGCCGCCGACATGTCGCTCGATCAGGCGGCGGCGTTCCACTACAGCACCTGGGGCAAGAACGAGGGCCGCGCCTACCGCGCCGGCGGCTGGGTGGCCAACGGCGCGTGGGACCGCGACAGTGTCCGCGCCGTGCTGGCGGGCGGCGAGGCTGTCATCCCGGCCCCGGCCGCGGCGATGTTCCGGCCACAGATCGACGCCATGCTCGGCGGCCGGCAGCCCGCCAACGACAACGGCGCGATCGTCGCCGAGCTGCGCGACATGAACAAACGCCTCGCGCGCATGGAGCGGCTCCAGGCCGCCGTGGGCAGCGAGACCATCGAGACCCTGCGGCGCGGCAGCGCGCCACAGAAGGAAGCCCTCAAGGAAGCCCGCCGCCAGGCCGCCCGCCCGCTCCGCGACGCCGGCTGAACGACGCCGCTGCGCGCGGCGGCTGATCCACCCGCACGACTGGAGACCCCCATGCGATTCCGTGCGCTCGCCGACTTCGAGTCGGAGGAGACCAAAAGCGTCTATTGCGCCGGGCTGAGCTACCAGCCGGACACCCCTGCGCTCGCCAAGCTGTTCGACGAATGGGCCGACGCGGGTCGCATGGAACGCATTCCCGGCGACGCGGTCGCCTCCGTGAGGGGACGGGGCTGATGTCCGTTGTTCATCCCACCGCGGTCCGCACCACGGTCGCCGACCATGTGGTCGACAAGATCGACGCCGGGTCCGGCGCCGGCACCCTCGAGTTCCAGACCTCGGGCGGCGTCGAGGTCGCGACCCTGACGTTCTCCGACCCCGCCTTCGGTAACGCCTCGTCCGGCGTCGCCACGGCGAACGCGATCACGCCCGACAGCAGCGCCACCGGCGGCACCATCGCCAAGGCGGTGATCAAGGACTCGAACGGCACCGAGGTGCTGACCTGCTCGGTCACCGCGACCGGCGGCGGCGGCGACATCACCTTGTCGAGCGTGGCGATCTCCGGCGGCCAGACGGTGTCGCTGTCGAGCCTCTCCTACGCGGCGATGCCGTGATGGAGGGCGAACTCACGGCGGCGCGGCTCCGCGAGCTCCTCGTCTACGAGCCCGCCACCGGCCGGTTCTTCTGGAGACGCCGGACGGGATCGCAGGCTGCGGGCGCTCAGGCCGGCTGCATCAATGCCGCAGGCTATCGCGTCATCCGGGTCGACGGTCGTCTCCGGTACGCGCACCGGCTGGCATGGCTGTACGTGCATGGCAAGTGGCCTGAAGGCGAGATCGATCATCACAACAACGTGCCCGGTGATGATCGGATCGACAACCTGCGGCTCGCCAACCACACCGAGAACATGTGGAACATGCGGCGCTTTCGGACCAACAGGAGCGGCTTCAAAGGCGTGCATTACCATACCCAGTGCGGGAAGTGGGCCGCCGCGATCAAGGTTGAGAACCGGAACGTCCACCTCGGGCTTTTTCTGACGCGGGAAGCTGCACGCGATGCCTATCGTGCCGAAGCGGCGCGGCTCCGCGGTTCCTTCGCTCGGTTCGAGTAAGGGCGCCCGATGGCTCTGAGAAAACTTTATAATATGGCGCGCATGTCGTCGGCGACGACGGGCACCGGCACGATCACGCTGGGGTCCGCGATCGCCGGCAAGCTGACGTTCGCGCAGGCCGGCGTGCAGAACGGCGACATCGTCAGCTACGGCGTCATCGACGGCCTCAACTTCGAGATCGGCTGGGGCGTCTACACGTCGTCCGGCACCACGCTCTCGCGCAACGTCATCCGGTCGTCCAACAGCAACACCGCGATCGCCCTGACCGGCGCCCAGCAGGTCTTCATCTGCGCGCTGGCGGAGGACATCCAGCACGCCTACGTCGATCCGACCGACATGCAGTTCGGCGCGCTCGGCGACGACGACGCCAACGACACGGCGGCGATCCAGGCCGCGGTGGACGCGGCGCCCGCCGGCTCGACCATCCGCTTCCGCAAGGGCTACCACTTCCGCCACCAGCGGGTGACGATCGGCAAGTCGCTGGTGCTGGAGTTCGATGCCGGGTGCTGGAACGAGCTGCTGGAGGACGCCGGCAGCGGCCAGTGCCTGTTCGACGTGACCACCGAGGACGGCGTCTACTTCGACATCAAGGGGGGCCGTCTCGGCGGCGACCGCGCCAACCAGTCGGGCGGCCACCACAACCACTGCGCCATCCGCTCGGACGGCTACGGCGTCGTGGTCGTCAACGGCCACGGCCACCTCGGCCGGATCGACGGCTTCGACGGCTACGGCATCTGGCTCCGCTCGGCCGACAACTTCTGGACCGATGGGGTCAAGGTCACCAATACCTACCTCGATGGCATCTACTACGAGGCCTACGACGCCGATGTCGCGAACTGGTGGGTCCAGAACTCGTTCGTCGATCGGCGCGGCGAAGCGGACTTCTTCGAGGCCGGCTGCATCAAGATGCAGTCGGCCAACCAGACGCGCTGGGCCAAGCACAACCTGTACCTGCTGAACAACGTCGCCCTCATGGACGACGACCAGAACAACGTGCCCGTCGAGGTCTGGAACGGAAATTGGGGCCGCATCCTTTCGTTCAACTCCGGCGGGACATACGAGGTCGAGATCGACGACCTGATCGTCGGTGCCACTTCAGGAGCGACTGCCCGCGTGACGCGGATCGACGTGTTCAGCGGAAGCTGGGCGGGCGGCAATGCAACGGGCGAAATCACGATCGTCCCCGTGAGCGGAACATTTTCGAGCACTGAGAACCTGAACGTCGGCGCCAACAACAATGTCGCGACGCTGACCGCGGTTGCGAGCACCGACCCGCCGAACAAGAACGTCTTCATCATCGGTAATCGAGTCGAAGGATCGAAGATCGGCATCTCCGTTACGTGTGGCTACAACGTCGAGGTCGCCCACAATTCGGTCAGCAGCAACAATTGGATCGGCATCGAGTTTGCCGCGTGCGCCGGCGTCGTCCGCTGCTTCGGCAATCACGTCGAACTCAATCCCGGATCGCTAAACGCGACAGGCATCGTCGCCGACAACCAGCAGCACGACGCCGAGTTCTTCATCTTCCAGGCCAACACGATCAAGAACGCCATCTTCAACATCTCGTTGAAGGGCGGTCTGCGCACAATGCCGCGCAAGATTACGGTCCAGGGAAACATCGTCCAGTCGGCAGAGACGGGCGCATTCGGTGTGGGTGGCGACGGAACGATCAACGTCGCATGCCAGGGCAACGTCATCGACCTTACCGGCGCGTCCAGTCGGGCGATCGTGTTCGGCGACGGGTCGGTCGCGCAAACGGGCGTGTATCGATCGGAAAACATCGAGGTGGTCGGCAATACCTGCACGGCAGTTGCCGACGTCATCGTGCTCGGTGAGGTCAGCGCCGCGGCTGTTCTCAGCAATACCTGCAGGAGCACGAGCGGCGCCGCGAGCATCATCGCCGCGTTCGATCCGATCGATCTTGAGTGCCACGGCAACATCGCGCTCGGCTCGTTCGTCCACTTCCACTACTTCAAGGCGCAGGGGCGGAACTGCACCGGGATCAGGTACTCCGGCGACGGCGGCGTGGAGTGCCAGTCGGCCAATGGCTTCACCCTGAGTGCCATGGCGATCGGCCCGAACGGCGACAAGTGGCAGCCGGATTGGGGCGGCGGTGCATGGGTCCGCAGCGAGTTCATGCACGACCTGGTGGACGCCGGGGGCGCGCGCACCCTCCGGTGGCGCGACGGCTGGCGTCTCAGCGACTCCAGCCCCGAGGGGGTCGTGCCCGGTCTCGCGGCCTCGATGCTGCGCCAGACCGCCGCGGCAACCGGCTTGGGTCGTCTGTGGTGGAAGGCGAACCAGGTCGTCAGCGACGAGGGCTGGCTCGACATCGTGCGCGAGACCGATGCCGGCGCGCTGCACGGCGAGAAGGTGACGTGGAAGACGGCGACCCAGGAGCTGACCACCCTAAGCGGCGCCACGGTGACCGCGACCGGCCTGATCCCGGACGGCGCGGTCGATCCGATCGTCACGACGCGGGTCACCGCCGAGCCTGGCGGCTCGGTCACCCACTACACGGTCGGTGACGGCACCGATCCCGACCTGTGGGGCGCGACCGCCGCCAAGACGGTCGGCACCACGACGGGCCCGGTGGACTACACCGCGCAGCCGAACCGCGTCCAGATCGGCGCCGGGAACGTGGTGCTGACCGCGGTCGGCGCCAGCTTCAACGGCACCGGCGCCATCCGGGTGACGGTGCAGTACCGCGAGTACACCGCGCCGACGTCGTAGCCGGGAGGCCTGAAGGTGACCACCGGCACGCTCGGCGGAACGGAGCTCGGCGCCGGCGCGCTCGGCGAGGGCGGCGCCGCCGGCGCCGGTCCCGCGGCGACCCTGACGTCGGCCGGCGCCACCGTCACCGGCGCCGGCACCTCGGCCTCCACCGGCAGCGGCGCGCTCGCCGCGTCGGCGGCGGGCGTCTCGGCCGGCCAGGCGCCGGACCCGGTGCCCGGCCAGCTCGCGGCGGGCGCGGCAACCGTCAGCGGCGCGGGCACGGTGTCGGTCACCGGCAGCGGCGTGCTGGTGGCCGGCGCGGCCGGGATCTCCGACACGCCGGCGCCGGTGCTGGGTGCGCGGCGGCTGTACCTGCTGGAGATCACCGGCTACGACCCCCTGCTGCCGGGGGAGAGGGTGCTGCGCTACTGCGCCCAGGGCCGCGGGCTCTACACCAGCCACGATACCGACGACCCGCCGATGGTCGATTACCTCGACCGGGTTCTGTCGATCGGCACGTTCGAGATGACGATGTTCCGCCCCGGGCGCAGCACCGGCGTGGCGGAGGTCAACTACGGCGACATCCGGCTGATCAACGTCGATGGCGCGCTGGACCCGCTGCTCGACTGGGGCTTCGACGGCCGGTCGTTCGTCATCAAGGTGCTGCCCGACGAGGCCGCGCCGCTCGCCGACGCCCGCATCGTCTACACCGGCACGGTGGCCGGCCCGCCGGACATCGACGAGCAGGCGGCCACCTTCCGGCAGCACGACCGGATGGAGCTGCTGCGGGTCTCGGCGCAGGAGACCCTGTTCGCCGGCACCACGGACAGCGGTCTGGCGGCCGATGCGGAGGGCACCGCCAACCTGAAGGGCGAGCCGAAGCCGCTGCTGTGGGGGCCGGCCTTGAACGTGACGCCCGCCGAGGCCGACCCGTTCAACCTGATCTTCCAGTTCCGCGACGGGAGCTTGCGCGCGCTGGACGCGCTCTACGACCGCGGCATCCCGCTCACCAGCGCGGCGGCGAACTACACCGCGCTCGCCGACCTCAAGGCCGCGGTGGTGCCGCCTGGGCGCTACGCGACCGCGCTGGCGCTCGGCCTGGTGAAGACCGGCTCGCCGCCGATCGGCGCGCTCACCGGCGACCCGGTGGAAGGCGACAACACGGCCGCGCGGACCGCCGCGCAGATCGTCCGCCGCATCCTGGTCGAGCGGACCAGCCTGACCGAGGACGACCTGCTCAACGGCACCTTCGCCACCCTCGACGCGCTTAACGCCGGCATCGTCGGGATCTTCGACGATGCCGGCAGCGAGGCGATCGACCTGGTGTCGCAGGTGCTGCAGAGCGTCGGCGCCCAGATCGTCGCCGACCGGCGCGGCCTATTCCGGGTGCACCGGCTCGACCTGCCGGGCAGCGAGACGCCCGTCGTCGCCCTCGACGCCGACGACGTGATCGACGACGACGGCGTGTCGTTCCTGCGCATGACCGACAACGAGGTCGGGGTGCCGGCCTGGCAGTACACGCTGGAATACCGGCGCAACTGGACGGTGCAGTCGAAGGACGAGGTCTCGGCGCGGGTGCCGGACGAGGACTGCCTGTCGCAGGACCGCCTGTCGTTCCTCACGCGGCCGTGGCGCACGGCGTTCGCCGAGGACCCGGCGATCAAGGTCAAGCACCTGCGCTCGCCGACCTCGAAGGGCCAGTCGCTAATCCTCGACCCGGTGGCCGCGCAGGCCGAGATCGACCGCAGGTTCGCCATCTATGCCGCCGGCCCGCGCTACGGCGTGGTGCCGGTCCCGGCCGAGCGCGTGGACCATGTGGAGGTCGCCGACGTGCTGTCGTTCGCCTATCCGCGCTTCGGGCTCGATGCCGGCCGCCGCTTCCGGGTGCTCGGCTTCCGCAACGACTTCGACCGCGACGTGGTCTGGCTCTACCTGTTCGGGGGCGTGGCGTGAGCAAGGGCCTGATCCTCTACCCCAACCGCATCCCCACCGCGACCTTGTCCGGCGGGTCGTGGGAGAGCGCGCAGCCGCTGTCCAACCTGCAGGCCGCGGACACCACGCTCCGCGCGTGGACGACCGACGACGCCCCGGCGTCGTCGGTCCTGGTCATCGACCTCGGCCGGTCGCTCAAGATGCGCGGCCTGATCGTGCCCTGGCACAACGTCCGCACCGACGGCCAGGTCAAGCTCGAGGGCTCGGACGCGCCCGACTTCGGCGCGCTCGCGCTGGAGATCGCCTGGCGCGACGCCTGGGTCTCGGCCGATGCCGCCGAGCGCGACTGGGAGGCCGCCGACTACCCGACCGGCAAGCCCAATGCGGAGGCGCTCGCCGGCTGGCGCTGGCCGATTGTGCTGCCGATCCCGGCCGGCGCCGACGCGCGCTACTGGCGGCTCTCGATCGACGACGAGGGCAACCCGGACGGCCGCATCAAGATCGGCCGGCCGTTCCTCGCCGGCGGCATCCTGCCGGGGCTCAACTTCGCCTACGGCGCCGCGATCCGCTGGGAGCACGAGACCGACGTGCTGACCGCGACCGGCGGCACGCGCTACTACCGCCGCCGCCACATGAGGCCGGTCACGTCGTTCGCGTTCGACTCTGCGTCGCACGACGAGGGCTTCGGCCGGCACCTGGAGATGCAGCGCATGGCCGGCATCGACCAGGACATCGGCTTCATCGCCGATCCCGACGATCCCAACCACCTGCAGCGCCGCACCGTCGTCGGGCCGGCGCGCGAGCTCGGCGACATCGAGATGGTGCGCTTCGAGTTGACGGGCGCCGGCTACCAGATCGAGGGCAAGATCTGATGGCGGACCTCACCGTCTCCGGCCTGATCGCCACCGGCGGTGTCCGCTCCGTCGTGCTCACCTGGGCGAACGGGCCCGACGCCTGCCTGCCATACCTCGCTTGGAAGGGCGTCGAGGTGTGGTCCGCGACCAGCAACGACCGCGACCTTGCCGTCCTGGTCGGCACGGCGACCGGCCGCGCAAACACATTCACCCATGCCGGCATCGCGGCGGGCGAGCGGTGGTACTGGGTCCGCGCGATCGACGTCAACGACCTGCCGGGGCCGTGGCACCCGGCCGATGCCGACGCGGGCGTGCCGGCGACCGCGACCGACGCGACGCCGGGGCCGGGCTCGGTCACCGAGGAGATGCTCGCCGACGGCGCGGTCAGCAAGCGGACCTTCGTGCCCGGCATCACGCCGGTGGAGATCGGCGCGGCGTTCCCGACCGAGGACAACTACGTCGGGCGGATGTTCTTCCGCACGACGGACAGCATGCTCTATCGCTTCGACGGGACGGGCTTCGTCGCGACCCTGCCGACCGGCAACCTGACCGGGCAGATCCAGGCCGGCCAGCTGGCGGTGAACTCGGTCAATGCGAACGCCATCCAGGCGGGCGCCGTTATCGCCGGGAAGATCAGCGTCGCCAACCTGGCGGCGATCAGCGCCAACCTCGGCGTCATCAACGCCGGCACCATCTACGGCGCTTTGATCGCGACCGCGAACGACCCGACCCGCGTCGAGCTGAGCAACACCTTCAACGCGCTGCGCGCCTTCCGCAGCGGCGCGCAGGTCGTGACGATCTCCGGCGGGCAGGTCGGTGCCGGAACGCCGGCCTATGTCCACGTTATCGACAACGCCGGCGGCGGCGCCTTGATCTCCGCCGTCAACACCGGCGCCGGCGTCGCGATGTGGGCGCAGAGCGTCGGCACCGCCATCCAGGCGACCACCAGCGGCAGTGGCAACGCGATCACGGGTGGGGCGGGCGCCGGTGTCGGGGTCAACGGTTCCGCCTCGACGGGCGCCGGCGTGCGCGGCATCGCCTCGCTTTCCGGCGACGGCGTCTCCGGCACGTCGGCCGGCGGCGCGGGCGGCCGTTTCACCGGCGTCGCCGGCGTGCTCGGCAACGTCACGGTTTCGTCGAACATCTCGGTCCGCGCCGACCTGAACGGCGTGCCCGGCGCCGGCAAGATGCAGGCCGCTTCCTACATCAACTTCACCGGCGTGCACGAGGAGCTGATCGACCGCGCCGCCGAGCCGGAGCCGGGCGACATTATGGTCGATACCGGCAGCGTGTTCGCCGCGGACGTGGTCAACGCCACGTCGGTGGTCGCCGTGTCGTCGCGCGCCGGCGACCGCGGCGCGATCGGCGCCTTCATCGAGCGCTACCGGCTGGGCGACGTGGTGCCGCCGGCGCTGATGGAGCGCCAGGACGTCCCACCGGGCGGCGTCGTGCGCGCGGCGCTGGCGCCCAGTTTCCGCCACCTGCCCGACCAGTTCGACGTGGCCGCAATCGCCGCGGTGGGCGAAGGGATGGTCAACGTCTGCGGCGAGGGCGGCGACATCGCGGTCGGCGACCTGATCGTCACCTCGAGCCATCCGGGCAAGGGTATGCGCCAAGCCGACGACATCGTGCGGTCGATCACCGTCGCCAAGGCCCGCGAGGCCGCCCAATTCGGCCGCGACGGGGAGGTGCAGATGGTGGCCTGCATCTTCCTTTGCGGATGACGGCCGCCGTGACCAGGAAGTTCGCGCTTGCCGCCGCGGTATTCGCCACGCTGTCTTCGTGCCAGCGGCCGGCCTATGCCCATGGAGCCGCCGGCTGGATCATGGCCGATCCGCTGACCCGGCACTGTTGCGGCCCGCAGGACTGCCGTCCACTGCACGACGGCGAGGCGCGCTTCGACGGTGCCACATGGACCGTCAACGGCCGGGCCGTACCACCCGCAAACATCTATCCGACCGGACCGGATGGCGGCGCGTCCTATTGGGCGTGCTTCCGCCTGCCGGCGCTGGTCGAGCCGAGGTGCCTGTTCATCCCCGCAATGTACTGAGGGCGGCCGCGATGAGCGTGCGTGCGTGCGATGTCCTGGTCTGAATGGGGGCCGGTCATGACGGCGCTCTCGTCGATCGCAACGGGCGTGGCAGGAATTCTGGGCACCTTGCTTATCCAGCGCAGCAAGGGCCGGGTCGATTCCGCCGGCCAGCTCGCGACCGCGGAGCGTGACTTCCGCAACGACATCCTGAAGCGGCTGGACGCCTGCGAGAAGAAGCACACCGACTGCGAACGCCGGGTCGCCGAGCTGCAGGAAGACCTGCTCGACCTCCGCGAGCAGCTGGCCACGATCCGCGGCCGGCGCAGCGCGGCCAACATCGAAGACCCCGAAGGAGACATGACCTGATGGACGGGTTCGTCATCACCGCCGCGCTCTTGAAGCTCGGCTACGCCGCCGCCGCCGCCGTGCTGGTCGTCGTCGGCCTGCGCTACTTCGACAAGAGCATCGGCATCGCGTTCGGCGATACGATGGCCCGCATCCGCGAGAGCCCGGTCGGGACCGCGATCTACTTCGGCGCACGCATCATGGCGGTGTGCCTGCTGGTCGGCATGGTGATCGGCTGCGCCCCGCGGGAGGAGGCCGCCGCGCCGCCGCCCGCCACGCCGGCGGCGCGGCTGCCCGCCGCCAAGTTCCCGTCGAAGTACGACGGCGATATCCGCGAGGCGGTGGATGCCTATTGGGTGGACTACCCGTTCTGGCTGGCGTGGAAGGCGGTCCTCTACCAGGAAAGCCGACTGAACCCGGCGGCCGTGTCGCCGGCCGGCGCGCGCGGCCTGGCGCAGTTCTTGCCCGGGACGTTCAGGGACGTGCAGCGCGCGCTGCGGCTGCCCCCGGACGCGTCGCCGCACCACGACATCGCCATCGCCGCCGGGGCCTACTACATGGCGAGCCTGCGCCGGCAATGGTCGGCGCCGCGGCCGGTCGACGATCGCTTCAACCTCGGCCTGGCGTCGTACAACGCGGGCCTCGGCAACGTCCTGGGGGCACAGCGCGCCTGCGGCGGCGCCGCGCTGTACGACGACATCATGGCTTGCCTGCCGCAGGTCACCGGCGCGCACGCGCGCGAAACGCTGGGTTACGCGCCGGCGATCTGGAAGTGGCGGCGGATCATGGAGGCGGGTGGCTGAACGGCCTGTAGGAGAGGCCGCGGCGCAGGCGCTCGATCGTCCGTGGGGTGACCCCGAAGCTCTCGGCGAGCATGTCATCAGGAATACCGATGGCAGCCGCCTCCCTGATCTCCTCGGCCTGCTCGTCGGTGAGTTTCGCAAGGTTGCACCGTTCGCCGCGAATCGTCGTCCGGTGCCGGATTTTATCGCCGGAGTTCTGCTTGGGCGTGGCCCAATACACGTTGTCGCGACAATTGTTCAGGTGGTTGCCGTCGCGATGGGCCGCTTCATGCTTTGTCGAGGGCGGCAGGCCTTCGAACGCCGTGCACACGAGGCGGTTGATCCGCCGCTCGACGACGTGGCCGTCTCGGCAGAGGAAGACCTTCAGGTAGCCGGCGTTGGCTGTCTGAGGACGAAGGAGTTTTCCGGGCCTGGTGCGACCGTTTTCCGCGCTCGCGCGGCGCACCCGGCCCAGGCTGCTGACCTCGTAAGGCCAGCCCTCGATCGCGCGCCATTCTTCCTGATCGCCGCCGCTCATCGCGATCATCATAAGGGAAATCTTCGATGCTCGCATTCATCGGCGCCGCGAAGGCGGCCGTCAGCGCGTTCGGCATCGGCAAGGCCATCGCGATCGGCGCGGCCGTGGTCGGCGTCCTGGTCACCGTCGTGGTGCTGCGCGCGCAGAACGGCCAGCTGCGCGCGGAGGCCGACGCGTTGCGGGCCGGCCTCGACAGCGCGGTCGCCGCCGCGGCCACGAACGCCGCGGCCTTCGACCGTGCCAAGGCCGAACATGCGCGCGCGCTGGCCGCGCTCAAGGTCGAGCGCCAGCGCACCATCAACCGGACCCGCGAACTGACCCGCCTGAAGGAGACGATCCGCAATGCCTCGGACGCTGATGACGGCCCTGTGGCTGACGTGCTGCGCGATGCTCTTGACGGGCTGCGCGACCCCGCCGCCGAAGGTGGTGACCGAGATCCGCCACGAGCCCGTGCCCGTCCCGGCGGAGCTGCTGACGTGCCCGCCGCTGCCGGCGCCGCCCCCTGAGGCGGCCGACGCCGCCGCCGACCCGGTGACGCAGCGCGACGTGGCGGGCTACGTCGTGGACCTCTACGACGTCGCCGCCGACTGCCGCGGCAAGCTCGACGCGGTGCGCGCGATCGTCGACGGCCAGTAGAAAAAGCTGCGGGCCCCTTTGGTTCGTCGCCGTCTCCACGGCACGGACCGCGCGCAACGCGATCGGTGCCGCATCATCGACGGCGCCCGGCGGTTTTCCGCCCGGAGACCGGACGGTTCAGCGTGCTTCCCCCACAAAGTGTGGCACGCCTGAGGCTCACCGCCTTGATACGGCTGACGCCGCCGCAGCCCGCCAACTGTACGCCCTCCCGCAGCTTTCACAAGACCGGAGCATCCCATGGCGATCGTAGGCGCCGCACCCGCGGCGTTCGGCATCTTCCCGACGTACGACCAGGCGGCGCGACCGACCGAGGCCGAGCTCGATCGTCACCTCGATCGGGTGCGGCGCGAGACGGCGGGCGACGGGCACGGCTACGTCTTCCACTACATGCCCGAGACCGGCGGGCGGCCGGAGATCGGCATCCTGCCCAAGTGGGCGGTGCTCGACATCCTCACCGATGGCGATCCCCGCGCGCGGGATGCGAACGTCCTGATGGCGCGCACGTCGCGCCTGTGGCCGGCGCACGTCATCGACCCCGGCACCGGCCGCTTCCTCTCGATCGACGATCGGCCTCTGGTCAACCTGAGCGGCAGCGTCACGTACGATCCGAAGCAGAACTGGCCGCACCCGCCGGGCAAGCCGGGTCTGTCGCCCGACATCTCGCACCACCCGGCGTTCGCCTTCCACGCCTGTATGGTCACCGGCGACGTGCATCTCCTCGAGGAGGTTCAGGCATGGGCGGTCTACTGCCTGGCGTGGGGCAACCCGGAGTACCGCCTCAACAGCCAGGGGCTGATGAAGTGGGAGCAGATCCGCGGCCAGGCGTGGGCGCTGCGCTCGATCGCCCACGCGATGGTGGCGACGCCGGAAGGGCCGCTGCCGAAGCCGCTGCTGCCGCGGTCCTACTTCGCCGAGAAGCTGTTCAACAACCTGACCTACATGACGGCGCAGCAGCGGCCGGGCGGCGCCTACGACAACGGCATGGGCCTGTTTCGCGGCGCGCTGGCGCGCAACCCGGCCTACGAGGGCCAGATCGCGCCGTGGCAGAACGGGTTCTTCGTCGGCGTGCTCGGCCACCTGCTGATCGACCTCGGCATCGAGGCGGCGCGCGAGCTGTTCGGGATCACCGCGCGCTTCCACATCGATTGCCTGCTGGACGACCGGTACTGGCAATACAGCTCGCTCTACAACATGAACATCACGGCCGCCGACGGCTCGATCGTGCCGTCGGTGCGCGCAATGTTCGAGCGGTCGGACACGCGGGCGGTGCTGAAGCCAGGCGCGATGTCGGGCAGCGGCACGGCCGAAGGGCGCGACGGGGTCGGCCACGACGAGGGCTACCCCTGCAACCTGCAGCCGGCGCTGGCCTACGCCGCCGCTGCCGGCCTGCCGGGCGCCGCCGCCGCGTGGGCGCGATTCATGGGCCGCACCTTCAAGCCGGCCTATCGCGACGGGCCGAGCGTGCCCGCCGACCCGGTGTGGGCGGTGGTGCCGGCCGGTGCGAACCCAGCGCCCGATCCAGGGCCGAGCCCCGGTCCCGATCCTGGTCCGGCGCCGGACCCCGATCCCGCGCCAGAGCCCGACCCGCAGCCGCAACCCGATCCGGAGCCCGTGATGCCGCTGACCTTCAAGTCGCCCGTCGTCCTGGTCGACGCCACGGGCAGGGAATTCACCGTGTCGGCGTTCGCTGCGCCGCCGGCGCCGACGCCCGAGCCTGACCCGCAGCCGCAGCCCGATCCGGTGCCGACCGTCGCGCGGCTGGTGCTGGTCGATGCCGTGACGGGGCAGGCCCGGGCGGCGCTGGCCGACGGCATGACCCTGGCGGCGGCGGACGCCGCCGGCGTCAACATCTGCGCCGAGGCCGCCGACGTCGGCTCGATCGCGTTCGTCCTCGACGGTGCGACGATGCGGCTGGAGAACGCGGCGCCATGGTGCGCCTGGGGAGACGACGGCAACGTCACCCTGCCCGCCGGCGCGCACGTCATCGAGGCGATGCCCTACGCCGGCGCGAACGCGACCGGCGCGCCGGGCCCGGTCCACCGCGTCGCCTTCACCGTCGCGGCCGCGGCGCCGGCGCCTCAGCCGGACCCCGCGCCGGAACCCGAGCCCGGCCCCGAGCCGCAGCCGATTCCCGACCCGGCCCCCGACGACTGGCCGCTCGCGGCGCTGGCGCGCCGCGGGCCCGGCTGGCACCGCGTCCCGATGAACAACAAGTTCATGGACGTCCAGGCGAAGGCCGCCGGGCATCCGGCGTGGGGCACCGAGGGTCCGGTCGCCAAGGTGACCAAGTGGTGCGGCGCGGCGTACTTCAACCGCAAGCACCTCATCGTCGGCGGCGGCCACAACGACAGCGGCGACAACTCGGCCACGGTCGCCGACTACATGGACCTGCTGTGGAAGCAGCGGACGCAGCCGAGCCGCTACAAGCCCGACGCGCACGCCAAGGCGTCGGGCGAGACGCTCGACGGCGCCTGGCCGTCCTGCCACACCTATGACGGCATCGTCGCGCTGCCGGAGCGCGATGGCGTGATGGTGTTCGGCGGCGCGGTCTACTCGGCGGGCGGCGGCGGCTATCCCGGCGCCTGGTTCTACGACGACGTGAAGGCCGCGGCCGGCGCGATGCCGTGGACCCGGCTGGAGGACTGCATCGGCTCGTGGATGGCGTCCGACCGCGATCCGGCGACCGGGGTGATCCTGCTGACCGGCTATCGCAGCATCGAGCTGCGCGACCCCGCGACCGGCGCGCGCATCGGCGTCTCCGGCCAGAGCTGGACCCAGGGCGACGTCGCCGGCGCCTGGGACTTCGGGCGCCGGCACTTCTGCGCGCTGCACGAGGGCGCCGGCCACCTGCTGCTGTGGGACCTCAGCCAGGTCGACATCCGGACGGAGAAGCGCCCGCCCGGCAGCCAGGTGGCCAGGATGGTCAACGCCGACCGCAGCCTGTTCACCCTGCCGCGGCCGTACAACCGCTACGGCATGGTGTTCCACCCGCCGACCCAGTCGTTCGTGCTGTGGGCCGGCGACGCCGAGCTGATCCGGCTCGACTATGCCGGCTGGTCCGCCAAGCCGGTCGCCGGCGGCAGCCCGCGGCACGAGTTCTTCGCCACCCGCATGCCGTATCCCGGCGGCCCGGCCCACTACGGCAAGACCGCCGGCGTCTACAGCCGCTGGGAGTGGATCGCCGAGCTCGACGTCTTCATCGGCTGGAACGACCCCTACGACGACCCGTGGCTGTTCGTGCCGATGGCGCCGGCGGCCAACCCGCTGCCGACGCCGGGGGCGGGCACCGCCTGAGATAACCGCCACGGACGACGAACCTGCAAGCGACCCTTGCAGGTTCACCATCGGGCCCGGTCAGCACGCGCTGGCCGGGCCTTTTGCGTTTCGCGGCGAACGCGATTGCTTTCAAAACGTGACGGCCGTCAAACTGAGACACTACCGCGGCCTTGAAGGGCTATCGCGTCCGTGACGCCTACATATATGCTCAGCGGAAGGTACAGGAGGCGTCATGGCCGCGAACCGACATCTGCTTGGGCATTGGGTCGAGTGGGAAACGGACGGTGAAGGCGATAGTCCAAAGGCCGTCCTGGTGATCGAAACCGATCTGGAGACGGTACCGGGCGGCGTCGATTCGGGTGCGATGGACGACTTAATTGATGCAACACTTGCAATCTACAAGGCCGACCTGCGGTTCGCCGTAAGCAAGGTTCGGATCGTCCCGAAGGAAAAGACGCGCACGTCTTCTGGATCGGACTGAAATGAAAGTCACCTACCTGGAAAAGGGCGAACGCCGCCCGCGCGACGAAAAGACCCTGATGATCGTGTGTCGTCCAGGACTGCGCCGGGAATCGGCCGAGACGACGGCATCGGGTCCAGTGATGACCATCCGGACCGACGATCTCAAGGGCGCACTCGCGAAGTTGAGGAAGAAGGGCGCCGCCAAGGTCTACGTCCGAGTTCACGACAAAGCCTAACGCGCTGGCGTCTAACTGAATTTCGTGGCGAGTGGCGCGGGTGCGTAGAGGGCCTTGGGGCCGCCCTCCGCCTATTGCACCTTCGGGCTAGCGATCTGGCTGGTCGCTTCCCCTCCGCAGCGCGAGCACCGCAGCCGCAGGCCGAGGACGGCCTTGGCGCCGTGGCCGGCCGCAACCAGCTCCGCCGCTTCGACCCGCTCATGACGCCGGCACGCCTCGCAGGAGACGTTCAGGGCATACCCATGTCGCGCGAGGTCGTCGATGGTGTGGAGGGTGACGGGCTGGTGCTTGGGCCGGCCGGCCATCAGCCGTTTGGCCGTTGCGCCGTGTCAACGATCCGTTGCATCTCGCGCAGCAGGCGCTGAACGGTCGCGAGATCGTCAGCCTCGACCGCAGCGTCGATCAACGTCTTCAGATGCTGGACGGCGTCGCGCGGATCGAGCGGCTCAAGTTGCTGGTCCATGATCCCTCCGGGGAGGTAGGCCGTCATCTTCGGCCGTGTCCGGGCGGGAGTCGAGGCGTCAGGTCGCCTTCCGATTGACGCCCCGGCCGCGTGCGTGAGCGTCAACGAAAGTGTCCGCTTCGCCCATTCGGCGCCCAAAAATTACGGTGACAGCCTTGCGCGACGCCGTTCGCATGACGGACAATGTGCGCCGGGGGCAACATTTAGATAGGGCAGGCGACATGCTCCCAGGATTTTTTGCGAACGCAAACGAGTATCCATACAACTGGTATTTTGTTCGTCCCCGATTCAAGGCGCTTCTAGCAAATTTGGCGCTCACCGGGGATCAACTCAGCGACGGAAACACTAAACATCGCGGCGTAACAGCGTGCCTGAATCGCGCCTACTGGGGTATTTCTGACGAAGAGGCAAATCGAATATTGATTGGTTCGTGGGGAAAAGGGACTCGCGTCCGGCCGCCACGCGACATCGATTTGCTTTTCATCCTGCCAGTCGATGTCTACTGGAGGTTCCAGGGACATACCGGCAATAAACAGTCGGACCTCCTGCAAGAAGTGAAGGGATGGCTCCAGCAAACCTACCCACAGACCGAACTGCGTGGCGACGGACAAGTCGTAGTGGTGCCCTTCAACACATACAGGATCGAAGTCGCACCTTCGTTCGTGCGGCAGGGAAGCGGGTACATCATCTGCGATTCGAATGCAGGCGGTTCATACAAGCACGCCGATCCCGGCGCTGAATTAGCGTATTTAGCGGCTCATGACACGGCATATAACGGAAACGTTCGAAAGCTCGCCCGTATCCTGAAACAGTGGCAGCGCTTCTGCAACGTACCGATCAAGTCGTTTCATCTGGAAGCACTCATTATGGAAATTTTGCCGCGCATCAACTATGGCGACAAGCACGAATACTGGTACGACTGGCTGGTGCGTGATGTGCTCGGGCACATTGTCAGTCGGGCAAACGGCGGCTTCACGATGCCCGCAACGGCAGAAGTGATCACCCTGGGGGACGCGTGGCTTAGCCGCGCCGAGAGTGCCTACACACGCGCACTGAAGGCATGTGAATTCGAGCGCGACAACCAAGAAGAACTGGCAGGCGACGAGTGGCAAAAGATCTTCGGCACGATGATCCCGAAAACGGTCGATCGCGCATCAATCTGGTGATCGAGTGCGAACGCGAGGAGGAGAATTGCCTCTACGCCTCGACCACTTTCTATATCTGGCTCCGGTGCCTCCGGTGGATCCGGGGTGGCCTATGGGTCGGCGCGGCGATCGCCAGCGCCTTTGCCGCCTCCAAGATTCTTCAAGGTGATCCCGAATATCGGATCGTCACGGCGGCGGCGGCTCTTGCCGGGGTGATTTTGCCTGGCATCGGCCGGGCTCTCCGCATTGATATGGCGATCAGGGAATATGCGGCTGGGGCGGCGCGATTCAAAAACCTCCAGGGCGAGTTCCGACGCGCCGCAAGAGTGTGGTCCCTTAAGCCGCAAAGCGAGTTCGAAGGGGAGGCACGCAAACTATTCCGGGCAATGAACGAGGCCCGTAAGCCGTCACTGACGCCACCGGAGTTCTGCTTCAGAGTTGCACGTTGCAAGGTCAAGAAGGGCCACTACGACCCCGACCAAAGCCCGCCCACGCCGCCTCAGGATTAGCGGCCTATGCCGCCCACAGATCAATGACGAACGGCGTGCGGTATCGTTGGTAACGCTCCCCCGCTACCAGTGATAGCGCACCGGTCAGGAAATCAGCCTCTGGCTGATTCCTGACCGGTTTTTTGTCGGCGGCGAAGGCAATGATCGCCGGAAGTACACCGCGTAACGTGATCTGAAGGTGGTCGTCCTTTGGGGTCAGAATGACTTGGTCGATCAGCTGGCGAATCGCTTCAACCGTCTCGTCACGGCTGGTCTCGTTGTTGATTGCTTCATTCAGCTTCCCAATCTTGGCGCGATAGACATCGGCCATGCGTGGATGCAGCAGTGGCTTATCCGGCGCCTCCGCTGCGGCAACGTCCGCTTCCAGAGTGGTCTTTCGGTCTTCAAGTGCGGCGATCTTGTCCCTGATCTTGGATGTCGGTACGCCATCTAGGATAGCCTGAACTGCTCGATCAAGTTCGCGATCGATCTTCCGTAGTTCAGCTAGGGCCCCTTCAATGTCGGCCTTTGCTTCAGATCGCAGCCGGTTCACCTCGCGCGTATATTCCTTGCAGAATTCCTCGAAGAGCGTCGGTTCCAAAAGGTGCTTGCGGAGACCGTCAAGTACCACCTGTTCGAGCGCTTCTCGTCGAATCGTCAGGTGATTAGTGCAGGTACCGCGGCGACGTGCCGCCTCACAGCCAAGCCGCCGGCTCGAGACGATGGTCACTCCGCCGCCACAGACACCGCAGGACAGAAGCCCGCTGAGCAAATGCCGAGCGCGCCGTTTTGAAATCAGATGATTCGAAGAGGGCAAACTGGGCCGTAACGCGTTCGCCTGCAAGCGGTCCTGCGCCCGATCCCAGACTTCCTGAGCGACAATGCGAAGATGTGGCAAGTCGTGGACGATCCACTCCGATTCGGGGTTAAGGCGCGACAACCGCCGCCCGGTCTCGGGGTCCTTGACCATGTGAAGACGGTTCCACACGAGGCGCCCTACGTAGATCTCGTTGTGCAGGATGCCGTTGCTCCGCTTCGGGTTGCCGTAGATGGTGGAGGGTCCCCAAGTAGCTCCACGTGGTCCCGGGACGCCCTCGCGATTAAGCGCATGAGCGATGGCAATCGGTGACTTACCATTCGCATACGCGTTTACGATGCGCCGAACGACCGCAGCCTCGGCCTCAGCTACGATACGACCGCCACGCTCGCCATCGTCATCAAGAGCGACGGCATAACCATACGGAAGCCCTCCGGCCGAGCGCCCAGCCTCGACGCGGCCGCGTAGCCCCCGCCGGGTCTTGTCAGCGAGATCCTTGAGATAGAGCGCGCCCATAGTGCCTTTTAGGCCGATGTGCAGCTCCGAAATTTCCCCTTCCGCGAGGGTCACGATGCGTACGTTTGCGAAGCAGAGGCGTTTGTAAAGACCAGCGATGTTTTCTTGATCGCGGGAAAGACGGTCCAGCGACTCGGTCAGGATCAATTCGAAGCGGCCACGTACAGCGTCCGCAAGCAGGGCTTGTAGCCCAGGTCGAAGAAGCGAGGCTCCCGACCGAGCTCGATCGTTGAACATTTCCAATATAGTCCAGCCCTCGCGTTCCGCCCGGATCCGGCACAGTCGGATCTGATCCTCGATCGAGGCGTCGCGCTGGTTGTCGGACGAATAGCGGGCGTAGATGGCGGCGCGCATAGCGGTGGTCCTGTTGCGCCAATCAGCGTCCATCTCGGCGCGCAGCGCCTTTTTGACGGTCCCGATCAGCTTTGAGGATAGTACGGCGGTCGTTGCGAATCACACTCTGGTAGCGCCCGACGGCGGTCGCATCGAGCGCCTGATTATAGTGGCGTTCGGCGATGCGCGGGTCGGCGTGATGGAGGAGCGACATCCCCAGCCAGACGTGCTCGGGGTTCTGCTCCGCCAGGGAGGTCATCGCGGCATCCCGGAACAGGTGGGGGGACAAGGCGCAGCCGAACGCGGCCTTGGTGTGCCTCATGATGTTGCCATAGAGCGAGCACTCGACCATCGGCTTGCTGCGCCAGGATATCCACACGTGGTCGCTTTCCCACGCGCCAAGCAGCAGCGGCCTGTAGTGCGTCAGGTAGCGCTGGATGTACGGGGTCAGTCGCGGGTCCAGGAGCCGGGCATAGCTCCGATGGTTCTTGGTGCTCTCCGGACCGAATGCAAGCCGATAGGCGTCGCCAGCCCCGATCAGGTTCACGCCCAGGCGCATGGCGGCGAGGTTGCTGCGCCGGATCGGTCGCAGCGCCAGGATCACGATGATCAGGCCGTCGCGGTAGGTGCAGGCTTGCCAAAGCTCGCGCGGAAACGCCTCGGTCTCGGCACGCGCCATCAGGTTGAAGCCGAGGGAGATGAGGGACTCCGTTGAGACCAGCCTCAGTTGCTTTTTGCGCGAGGGACGGGCGCGTGCCTTCAACCGTCGGCGGGCCAGGTTCAGATAGGGATAGGTCGTCCCCGGCGCCATGACGCGCAACGCCTCGGCCAGCCCGGTGATGCGGCCCGACAGCGTCACCGGGGCAACCTGGTCGCTCAGCTCGGCGACGTAGGCACGGAGACGGTCGGGGGTCAGCCGAGCCGGGGGCCCCGCCTCGCGGTCCAGCCAATCGTTGCGATCGAGAAAGGTGAGATAGCGGCCATAGGCTCGGATGACCGAGCGGCGGGTCTCCGGCCGCCAGTGCGCTGCCAACCCGGGGTCGTCGAGCATGCCGGCGTCCTCGACGACCGCCGCCCACGCACCGCGGTCCAGCGCCGGCCATTCGGCCAATGGCATGCACCGGCGCTGCGGGTCGCTCTTGGGATCACGCACCGCCGACTTCCTTTTGGATGCCGGCGCGGATGCGCAGGACCAGGGAGTCGAACAGCTGGACCGCGGCCTCGTCCTCCAGGTTGGCGTAGGACCGCGTGGTCGTGGTCAGGCTCTTGTGGGCGAGCACGCGGCGCACGGTCTCGAAAGCGTGGGGATGCTCGCGAAGATAGAGGTTTGCGCCGAAGTGCCGCATCACATGTGGATAGAGGTACAGCCCCGTCTCCGCCTGGATCACCTTCGTGAACTGACGAGCGAGGCCCTCGGCCGCCTTCGGCTGGCCCGGCACTTCGCCGGGGAACAGAAACCGCTCGGGGTTGGGACCCAACAACGGCAGCAGCCGCTTGACGTAGAAGTGGATCAGGGCGGCGCTTTCGCGCGGGATCGGGTAATCCAGGGCGTAGCTGTTCTTCACGTCCTCGGCCGCGATCGAGATGGAGATCTTGTCGCCTGCCATGATCACGTGCTCGCCCAGGCGCAGGCCGATGAGGTTGCTGCGGCGGATGGGGCGCATCAGCAGGAGCTCCAGCGCCACCGCGACCTGCATCAGCCGCGCGTCCGCCTTGGTGTAGCTGACCTTACGCTTCAGGCGGGCGTGGATCCGCTGCGGCAGCAGCAGGATCTTCTCGATGTTGGCCCGGTCGGCGAACGGGCGCAGCGCGGCCTTGGGCCGCTGGCGCATCCCGTCGGGCCGTTGCGAAACGCGCCGACGCACCAGCTTGAGCTTGTCGATGACGCCCGCGTCGGCGTGGACGACGTTCACCGCCACCAGCACCAGGACATGAGCCACCTGGGCGAGGGTTACGCTGGGCTTGCCCTTGCTGCGCGCCGCAAAAAACTCGAGGGCAGCGCGATAGGTCTCGGGCCGCACCAGCACCGCCAAGCTGTCGACCGTCGGCAGGTCCCAGCCTCTCTGGAGCAGGGCGCCGACAATCTGGCGGAGCGTATAGCGGTAAGTCTGAATGGATTTAGGCCGCAGCGGCTTGATCGGACCGTGCTCGTCGAGCAGGTCGGCCTCCTGCGACATCGACACAAGCCAGCGGTCAGCTGCGAGGCGAAAGCCTTCCGGCAGCTCTTCCCACTGCGGACTGTAAATCTCCCGGCCGGAGGGGAGAGAGACCACCTGAAGGTTCAGGTCCGGGTATCTCGCGGCCAGCTTGTTCCAGAGCACACAGACGGCGCGGAAGCTCCGCTCCGGCTTCGTCTTGAAGGTCTGGTGGCGGAGGTGATCGAGATAGTTTTGAAGGACCGCAGGGGCGACCTGTTGCGGCGCTATCCCGCGATCACTGCAGAAGCGCGCGAGGCGCGACAGGCCCCAGGCCCATTTCAGCCCATCGGCTTTCATCTGGTCATAGAGCGCCCGCCACTCCGGTTCGACAGCCAAGCGCCGCTTGGGTTCGACCGAGCTCACCCCGGCATATTTCAGCGCAAAGGTGACGTCGGACCGGATGGTCTGCCAGCGCTTCTTCTGCACGCCGACCGAGAGCGGGTGAAACCCGACAAGGCCGGCGCGGAACGTCGAGAAGTTGGCAGGGGTGCCTGCCGGGTCGAGCTGGAGCACGTCGCAGAACCGGCGGATCGACGAGGCGACGTTGCGGCGCCGGACCGCGGTGAGCTCCGGGTCCCTAACAATCTTCGCGATCAGGTCGTCCATGGTGAGCGCCCCCACGGCCACGTCGGCCCCGCGATTTTGTAGGTTCAACGTTCCGTCGGGCATCAGGAACCCCATGCGTGTGACCGAAGTGGTATCAGGTAGACTCAAGTGGACACAAGGACAAAATCAGGTAAACGTAGCGTAGTTCATTCC